CGGGCTCGGGCGGTGTTTTCAGGGCCACCCAGCACCCACCGGCGAGCTCCACCTCTCCCTTCCCCTTGCACGGGGGCGTCTTCTGCCCCTTGAAGGGCTTGGACGGCATGGGCCGGGCGATGACTCCAGCGTCCACCTCCCCGTCCGTGGCCCACACCTCCGGCGGGGACTCTTCGACGAGGGCCTCGTCAACCACCTGCCGGGCCGCGTGGCCGCAGCTCACCGGCAGCACCCCGGCGGGCACCATGAGGGTGAGCACCAGGGCCAGGGTGGCGCGCACCCGGTGCCGCCGCTGCCACTCCTCATGGAATACCTCACGCCGGGCCGCCCTCATGAATCGCTCCACGTGCGCCCGCTCAATCTCTTCCGGTGTCATTCCACACCCCCCGCCCGGGCAGAAGCGCCCGGCGCAGTCCCACCTTCCCACATGACCCAGGTCGCCACCATCGGCCGGTTGACGGATGGCGGGGTGTGGATTGCCATGAAATGGTAGTGGCTCAACCCGCCGGGGCCAAACCGGTGCTTGGAAGACAAGGAGATAAGCATGAAGCCGTTTCTGTACCTTCTCGTGTGCATGTTGCTGATCGTTGCATGTGGTCAGAACGCCCCATCAGTACAGGACCCGGACGCCGAGCAGTGGTTGTTTGACCCGCCATCGCCCCTGCGTGGCTCGTACGCGCCAGATGATGCGGACTTCTGGTACCCAGGCCGCAACTGCGACTGGGACAATGGCGCAGCCATCGTATCGAGTCCCACCGTCGCAGGGCCAGGCGCGCTTCGCATTACCAAGAGCGGCTGTCTCGTCCACAGCAGGATTTCGGGCGTGCCCGCCATCGCCAATGACCCCCAGCCGCGATGCCCACTCCGCCCCTATCGTATTGGTCTATCTGTCTACAAGGGGCTCGACACATGCACGGGCTCGCCGTGCGCAGAGGTGGCGATATACTGGTACGACACAAACAAGAAATTCCTTTACAAGCAGTACGACAACGCTGGGCCCGTCACCACCGGTGAGTGGGTGACAAAAACTCTGGACATGCTTGTCACCAAGGAAGCACGCTTTTTTTCGTTGGCTGTTGGCGGGCCCACGGCCAGCATGCCCTCTAGTCCCATCTACTTCGACGAGATTGGCGTCGATTTCCAACAGACATGGGCGCCCATTGTAATTCGTGACAACCCGGTTCTCAAGGACCCGGAGGGCAACGACCTGTGCCAGTAGCCGCCAACTACTGGGCGCCTACAATCCGGATGTCGAAGCGGTAGATGACACCGGTGTTGAAATCGACGGCGCCTCCCCCTGCCAGGATGTAGCCACGGACGTCGACGCTTGTCGACGTCTTGTTGGTGAATCCAGGAACGAACATGTTGGCCCCGCTGGCGCCAGCGTCCGGCGTCAAAGAAACCTGGTAGTTCGAAGTTGAGAAGCCCGCCGCGAACGTTATCCGCAGCACCTGGTTGCTGGTTCCCGGGACGAGGCTTACGCCAGTGACGTTCAGGCCATCGACGATGGTCTGCCCACTGCTGGAAGTGGTGATTGAGGCTGACACCTTCTCGGTGCTTCGGGGGGTGATCGTGTTCTGAAACGCCACGTTGCTGTTGGGGTTGTCTGACGCGAAGGCGATGTACCCGTTCAGCACGCTAAACGAATTCTGGGGGGCTGATGGAGTGGCAGGCGCCGCCGAACCAATCCGCACCTTCTCCGTCAGGGTCGCAATGGCCCCTGCCGCCCCCGTACCGCCCGTGCTGAAGCGGATGGTGCCGTCCGCGACTTGCAGCATCTCCGAGGCGTAGCCCGAGACGACCCGCTGGTTGCCGCTGTTGGCGTACATATTGAAGCCCAGCCCCGGGGTGTTGGTGGACCCGGAGCGGATGACGAGCGGCATGTTGCTGCCCCACCGGGCCAGGGCATCCCCGGTGGGGGCCGTCTGGTAGTCGAAGCCGAAGGTGCCCGGCGTCGCGTTGAAGCCCACGGAGGCGTTGACGCGGGTGGTTCCGTTGGCGGTGAGGGGGCCCGTAAGCGTGGTGCTGGCCGTCACCGAAAGTCCACCACCGAGCGAGGCGTTGCCGGTGGCGCCGAAGGTTCCGCCCACGCTGACGTTGCCGCTGAACGTCTGAGCGAGCGTCCAGGTGTTGGTGGTGCCAAGGCGACCGTAGGTGGCGTTGAGGCGGGAGAGCAGCTGGCCGTTGTCGGCCTTGTTGAGGGTGCCCCCGAGGCCCTCCACCGTGCCCGCCAGCTCCTCCTGAATGGCGTTGAGGTGGGTGGCGTCGATGATGGTGGCTTCCCGGGGAATGGTAGGGTCCCCGTTGTCGTACTTGTTGGCGACGTGTCCAGCGGCGTCCGTGCGGTACATGCGTGCTGCCTCCTCAGTGGGCCCAGGTGAAGCCGAAGGTTACCGTCCCTCGTGGGGAGGTGTCGCAGGTGTGGGAAAACTCCAGGTGCACCTGGGCACCCGCCGGAATGGTGCCCTCGGGGCAGCCCGCCGAGAGGTACTCGGTTGCCCCCGTGGTACAGGGGGCACTCATGCTGCACACGGTGCCCGTGCCGGTGACGACAACCGAGAAGGTGACGCTGCCCGCGCCGGTGCCAGGCTCCGCCATGTTGGGGGCAATGAGGACGGCGTGCCCCTCCAGCGGCGTCGTCCAGTCCCCCAGGTGCGTGGGGTTGGGCAGCTCGTCCGAGTAGCGCACCGCCAGCATGTCCCCGCTGGGTGCCCGGCCCACACCAACGCCCAGGCCAGCCGCCAGCGCCACGCCCGTCACCACCCCAAGGCTCAGCCGCATGCGGCCTCCTGTACGTTGACGCTGGCGGTGCCCGTGGCCGCACGGCAGCGGATGGTGTCGGTGGCTCGGGCAGGGAAGGACTGGAAGTCCCCGGCGGGGAGAATGACGTAGGCGGCCGTGGAGGAGGGCTCGCAGCCCACCCCCTTGCAGCACCAGACGATCGGGCCACCCGAGAGGTTGCGGACGATGAGTTGCGTCCGCCCAGTCAGGGCCACGGCCGGCACCTCGGTCGTGGTGGTCGTCAGCGTGAGGATGGGTGGCGCCGCCGAGTAGGTGCAGACGGGCGAGGCCAACTGCGCTCGGGTAGCCGAGTCGAGCCCCACCACGCCCGCCACCTGCACCTCACCGAAAGAAGTGCCCGTGGCGCGCACCACGTCCGGCGTCACCACGGAGGCCGTGGGCAGGGGCGTCACCGTCGCGCTGCCAGAGTCCCACGCGAGGGCGCGCACCCGGAAGTAGGAGAAGCCACCCGTCGGCACCGTCCAGGCGCCGTTGCCCGTGGTGGTGGCCGCATACGCCCCACCCGAAACTGGGTAGCCGCGGAGGCTGAAGAAGAGGGCGCCGTCGGCGCTACCCTCGAAGGCGAGCGTCCCGCTCCAGGTGCCGGAAACTGCCACCAGCATGGCCGTGGTGTTGGGGGTGTAGCTGGTGGCACACCCTACGCCCGGGCAGGTTGTGCCGCTGAGGGTGGCCGCCGGGGCTGCACTTGCGAGCAGCAGGCAGAGGGTGAGGACAACGCTTCGCATGGGCGACTCCAGTGCTACAGGTAGGTGAAGATGACGGCTGTGTGCGCGGGCGCGGCCCGGCGGATGAAGCGCTCCAACTCCTGCGTGGTGAGGGCCGGGCCCGTGGGCGGCGAAACCGTTACCCGCCAGGTGTGCGCCCACGCCGTCCCCACGCAGCGCTGTCCGGCCCGGGTGCGGCCTACGCGGGCCACCGTCAGCCCAAAGGCGTCGTAGATGCTCACCGAGTAGCCAGCGACGGCCGCCAATGCCTGGAAGTACGCCTTGCTCTGCCCGCCCGTGGCGAGCAGCTTCGTCACCACGGCCAGGCGGCGGCCCTCCTCGGTGGAGGGAATGGACAGCACGGCGTCGTCAGGGAGGCCCAGCACCCTCTCCCACTCGGCAAGCAACTCCGTCGAGGTGCGTGGGTCGGCCTCCTCCAGCAGGGCCTGGCCGCGCGCGTCCACCCGGGCGAATTCCTCGGCCAGGCCCAACATGAAGGCGGAGAGGACGCTGTCTTCCTCCAGCAGCCACAGCTTCCCGGGGGGCAGCAGCTGCTTCAACTGCCGCGCGTATGCCTCTGCACCTACAGCCATGTAAGTGTCCCCAGCACGGGCAGCCCGCCCGCAGGCGGTACGAAGTTGCCGGTGGGAGAAGTGAGGGTGTAGTCCGTGAGGCCTTCCGCCACGCCAATGGCTGTGCGAATGCTGGACAGCAGCACTGCTGCCCCCGGGGCGGCTGTCCTCTCCAACATGTCGCGCAGCTCCGCCGCCACCGCGTCCCTCACCGCCACCGTGTTGGGCACCACGGCAAGGGTGAGGTTGAGGGGAGCAGAGGTGGGCGCCATCACCGTCACCGCCGCGGTAACAGGGCGGCGCGCGTCCACGTACGCCTGCACGGCCGCTACCTCTGCCGAGTCCGGAATGAGGCTCGCGTCGTTGTCGCGGGCGAAGCGCAGCACCACGGTACCCACGCCGAGGGCCAGCGGCGAAACCCATACCCGGGTGACGCCCGGGACGCCCTTGGCCCAGGCCACATAGTCCGGCGCGGCCCCGCCCTGGGGCTGCTGGCGCAAGCGCTCGAGGAGCCGCATCCGGAGGGCCTCGGTGCTCTCCTCGTCCACCCCGTCATAGGTGCTGGCCGTCACCGTGGCCACCGTGGCGAGGCCCGGTGCGGGGGACTGGAGCGTCAGCACCAGTCCAGCGCTGAGCGTGCCCGCGGCGCCAGCGAGGGTGGCCGTCACCTGGGCGGTGGCCACCCCCAGCGCTGCCGTGGCATCCGCGTCCGTGGTGTACTCCATGCCGTCCGCGCGTAGCAGCACCGCCCCGGCGGGCAGCACCGCCCCGTTGGTGCCTGTCACCGTCACCGTGCCCCGGGCGAAGTCGGCCGGCGTGGGACTCAACCCGTAGACGGAGGCCTGACGCAGGAGGAATTCTCTGTCGCTGGTGTCGGGGAAGAGTTGCACGCCGAGGTACTCCAGGTGGCCGTGAAGCATGTGCACGGCACCGGAGAGGACGCGGGCGAGGACGCTCACCACGGAGCGGCGCAGCACGTCCCCCGTCAGCCCGAGGCGGGAGACGAGATCCTGCTGCGTCCGAGTCACCAACTCCGCGAGGGAGGGACGAGAAAAGGGCATGCGTCAAGCGCCTCCCGCAAGGAAAAGGAAATGGCGATTCACGTCAGCGTGTGTATGGTGGTCGGGCCGGCGAACGACCGGCGGGAGGATTGTGATATGGGCGTACACGCGAATGTGGGGTGGAATCGATTCCCCAAACAGGGGGAATTGCTGGGGAAGCAGGTGCGCGTGATGTTCGACCATGACGCCACCACCGAGACGTCGGCGCAGTGCGTCCGCGACGACATGGAATCCCCCTTCCTCACCATCTTCCGACTTCTGGACGGGCGATACGTCACCAGTAGCGAATGTCAATACCGATGACTCATGCACGGCGCGCCTCCTGCGAGGCCCATACGTAGTTGTAGCGGTATTCCGCCGTGGCGCGCAGGGGGCGGTGAATCACCACAGACAGGGCCAGCACGCCGTTACCCGCCAGCCGTGCCGATACGTCCACCTTGTCGGACACCCTGTCCTCCAGCAGCCACGTCAGGGCCTCGCGGGCGTACTCTTCCGCGCGCAGGGCTACCTCGGGCTGCTGCTTGGAGCGGGCGAGGAGCCAGAGGCGGCTGCCCATCTTGTCGCCCGGTACTACCGGGAAGCTGTCCCCCCACCAGCCGCGCTTGTCCCCTGTCTCGTCGGGTAGCACGTCACCCGGCTCGGCCTGCCTGTCGAGGAAGAGGGAGAGGAAGACGGCCGTCTCCAGTCCCTCCTCCGTGGCGAGGTCGTTCGCCTCAAGGGAGAGGGCCGCCGCGCCGCGCGTGGGCTGCCATGTCAGGCGCAGGTCGCTCACGAGAGCTTCACCTGCTGGGAGAGGGCCGCCGCCGCCGCTGAATTGAAGGCCGTCACCGCCGCAGCCACTGACGAGCCGGCTGTCACCGCGAGGGCACCCGGCATTGGCGTAGCGGGTGAGGCGCCCATGGCCGTCAGGGCGCTGGCAATGGCGGTCCCCAGGTTGGTGATGGCCGTGTTGAGGGCGCTTCCCTTGGCCACCGCGTCTGCGGAGCCCGCCAGCGTCACCGTGGCGCCGGGCTTCGGCGTCACCTCCACGGAGCCATCCGCCTTCAACACCACCGAGGCGCCCGCCTGGCTGTACACGGCCACCTCCCCGGCTTGCAGCCCCGACTTCCGATGCCGCTTGTCGTCCACCGCCACCACGAGGCCGTGGTCTCTCCGGCCGCCAACGAAGAGCACCACCGCTTCCGCGCCCGCGATCGGCACCGAGGTGAAACCGTATTGCTGGAAGCGTTCCACCGCGTCGCGCGTCTCCTCGGAGAGCAGGCCGAGCTGAAGTGTCTGGAGCTTCCCGCTGTCGGTGACGCGTGTCACCACTCCCCGGGAGACGAGGTTGGAGAGGCGCACGTGCAGCGGGCGCAGCAGCTTCTGCAAGTCGGTGAGCTTCATGTGAGTCCCGCGAGTGGGTCCGCCTTCGTCTTCTTCCTCTGGGGGATGACAGGCTCCGGCGTGTACACCCCAGGCAGTCGCAGCGTCAGCGCCGTGCGCGTGCCCCCGCTGTCCAGCGAATACGTGGCGCTGACGACGAGCAACTCCTCGTCGAGCTCCAGCAGCGCACTCCTCACCCGCACCAGCGCGTTGATGGGCCACAGATTGCCGTTGCCCTGAGTCCACCCCTGCACCGCTACCTCCACGGAAAGCCCCCGGGCAGCGCGCACCGTCGTCTCCCACTCCGCCCTGCGCTTCGCGGTGGCCCGGTTCACCGCGCCCTCGGGCCGCACCAACAGCACCCGCGCGGCGCGCTTCACATTCAAGTCCTCCGCGCTCGCCTCCACGGCCGCTGCCTCCTCTCCGGAGAGGGCGTCTCCACCGGCGGTCTGCCCGCGCACCACCACCCGGCGGAAGCGTCCCGTCGCATCGTGGCGAACGCTGCCCGAAAGGAGATTCTCTCCCTCCACAATGGCTGTGTGGGTGCGCTCGCTTCCCGGGCGCATGAGCTGCAACCCGCCCTTGCCGTCGGACACCGCCAGCACCCCCGCCGTCCGGCATGCCTTCTCAATCATCTCGAAGGCCGTGTCCCCCGGGTCGACCGCCAGCTTTTCCACCAGAGGGGGCGCGGCCAGGCCAGGCGCGAGGGATACCGAAACGCCGAAGGGCTTTGCTACCTGCTGGGCGAGCGTGAGGAGCGGCGTTCGCTGAAACTCCCAGGACTTCAGCAGGGGCGTGCAGTCCACCAGATCCCCCACCCTGTCCCGTCCCGAAACGGAGACGGAGTGTTCCTCGGCGGAGAGCGAGGACTCCCGCCCGTCCACATAGCCCACCAACACCGTTTCCCCGGCCACGGCCACGGCGCACTCATCTCCCTCCAGAATGGGCCAGGCCGCGCCCGTGCCCGCCCACCTGTCGGAGACGGTGAGCTCGAAGGATCCCGAGGCGGACTCCAGGCTTCGGGTGACGCGGGCTGAAGTCCAACCCGTGTACTCCCGGCCATTCACCTTGAGGGTGACGTCAGCCACGGCTCAGCACCTCCAGCTCCACCCCGCCGGTGAGGAAGCCCGGGCGCATTGGGCGGTTGCGCCGCACCACGTCGGCTTCAGCCAGGGCGTCTCCGTAGAGGCGGTGGGCCAGCACCAGCGAGGGCACGGTGGCGGGAGGCGTGTACGAGGAAAGCCGGGGCAGCCCAGCTCCGGGTGGTGGCACAGCCTGCGCCACGTCCGCCCGCAACGCTACCAGGGCGGGGTACACGGAATCGCTCACCACCGCGGCCTGCTCGTCCACCGCCTCCAACAACTCCGTGCGCCGCTCCAGCGCCGCATCGGCGCTCTCGAAGCTCTCCACCAGGGCGAGTTCCACCGCGCGCACCAGGGATAGCTGCTGCACCAGCCTATGGACGGCGTCGAAGTTGCTCTGCTCTGCCACCCGGTTGGGCGCGGTGGAGGGGGGGCGCTCGCCGGGGCTGAAGCTGTACACCTCCATAAGCCCCCCAGGCAGCCTCCAGAGAATGGACAGCAGGGACTCCACCAGGGCTGCCGCGTCACGAGAGAGTCCCGCCCCCAGCCGCGCCACGTCCCGCAGCAACTCGGCCCGCTCCTGGGTGGTGAGCACCAGCTCTGCCGCTACAGCCTTCACCGACTCGGCCACGTTGCCTAGCTGTGCCTCCACCTGGATGGTGCTGATGGCTGGGGTGTATGTGGCGAGGAACTCCTCGGTGATGGATGCCTGAACCGCCCCCACGCTTGTGAGGGCCGCCGCCTGGATGTCCGGCACCGAGGCGGGTTGGGCTGCCTGGGCGGGCGTCTCGATGAATTCAACCGAGAAGCTCGCCAGCCGCCCCTCGGTAGAGGACTCTCGAATGGAGAAGCCGACCACAGCCACCCGGCGCGTGCCGAAGCGCGGGTGCACAAGCTCCCCGGGGCCGCGCCCCTCCAAGGCAGCCAGCAGCGCGTCCCGCTGCGCCGCGTAGTCCGCGCCAACCACGTAGCCTTCTACGGGGAATGAGCGGCCCTGGCGCCCCAGATCCTCACGGAAGGGCTCGTCCCGGCCGGGGTACTCGTGCGTCACCCCGCGGCGTCCACCGGATACCTCGGCCGTGGACAGGAAGAAGGGGACCCCTCGAAAGGTGGCTTTCATGGGGTGAGCATCCCGTAGCCGAGGTTCAAATCCAACGGGGCCGTGCCGCCCGGCTCCTGACGCACCCGGGCGCCAGGCGGGAGGTTTGCGAAGTCCACCCGCACCCGGGCCTCGGTGGACTGCGGCGCGCCCGGGGCAGGGGCCGCCGAGGCCGCACCCAGCAGAGCCCGATCTGTCGCGGCGCCGAGCGACTGCCCGCTTCCCGCCACCCCCGCCGTCACCGCGAGTTCTCCCCCGCCAAGGCCCGAGGATACCCACCCCACAATGGGCCGGATGGCCTCCCACGCCCCCCGGAAGGTTTCGACGATGCCGTCCCAAAGCTCGGAGAAGAAGGCCCGGATGGGCTCCCAGTTGTTGATGAGCATGCCGAGCGGCGTCCACGCGAGGTTCTCCCCAATCCACCCGAAGGCCGTGGCGAACGCGCCGCGCACCGTCTCCCAGGTGTCGAGGAAGAAGGCTTTGATGGGCTCCCAGTTGCGGTAGACGAGGTAGGCCACACCAGCGAGGGCGGCCACTCCCGACACCACCCAGGTGAGAGGGTTGGCGAGCAGCGCGGCGGTGAAGCCCCACATGGACGCCGCCGCCGCACTCAGCGAGGGGACGAATCCCGCCATGATGCTCGCGCGCATCATCCACAGGTACTTCGCCCACCCGCCAACGAAAACGAATGCCCCAGCTGCCGCCGACAGAGCGGTGGTGAGCCCGGAAACCACCAGGATGGTGGGTCCCAGGGCCGCCGCCGCCGCCGCGAGGACGACAACGGACTTCTGCCCCTCGCTGCCCATCTCCTCCCACTTGAAGGCCGCACGCTCAAGCACCGGTGCAAGCTGCTCCAACACCGGCACCAGTACACGGCCCACGGAGATGGCGATCCCCTCGAAGGTGTTTCGCAGGCGCTGCGCGGTGGCCGCCGCCGTCCGGTTCTGCTTCTCGAAGGCCGCCGCCATGCCGTCCACACCGGAGCGGGTGGAGGCAAGCGCCGTGCGGAAGGTGCCGGCCTGGTTGCCGGTGAGACCAAGTACCGCGTTGAGGGCCTCGGTGGAGCCGAGCGCATCGAGCATGGCCTTCTCGTTGCCCTTGAGGGTGGCACGCACCTTCTCCAGCGCCGGCACGAGGCCGCCGGACTGGGCGATGAGGTCCTTGAAGGATTTCGCCCCCAGCTTCTTGAATGCTGCCGCCGCCATGGGCGACTCTCGCGTCAGGCCGGAGATGACGGCTCGCAGCTGCGTGTGTGCCTCAGCTGCCGGGAGTCCCGTGGTGGTGAGCGCCGCCACGCTCGAGGCGTACTCGTCGAGCTTCACCCCGGCGGCAGCCACCGTGCCGGCCACGCCACCGAAGCCCTGGGCGAACTGGGCGAGACTCATCTTGCCCGCATTCACCGCCTGGAAGAGGACGTTGTAGACGCCGTCCGCCTCCTTGCCCTGGAGGCCGAAGGCGTTGATGGCCGAGGTGACGACATCCACCGCATCCTTCGTCGAGCCCAGCGCAGCAGCGCCCAGCTTCGCCGAATTCTCCAGCACCTTGAACTGCTCAGCCGCACTCACGCCCGCGCCGCGTGCCGAAGCGAGCGCATCCGTCAGGTCGGCCAGGCCTACCGGTACCCGGCGGCTGATGTCCAGCACGCTCCGCCCCATGGCGTCGACGCTCTCCACGCTCGTGTCCACCAGGGTGGAGACGCTGGCCATGCCGGCCTCGAAGCGTCCGAAGGCGGCAACGCTGGCCGCGGCCATGCCGGCCAGGGGCAGCGTCACCCCCGCCGTCATGGTGCGGCCCACGGCGCTCACCTGTTTGGAGAGGTCCCCGAGGCTGGCGCTCATCTTGCGGATGGGCGCGGTGGCCTCATCCACCGCGCGAACAATGAGGCTGATTGGGAAGGATTTACCTGCGGCCATGCGTCACCTCGAGATACTGCTTCGCGCGGGCAAGCCAGTAGCCCAGCTCATCCACCCACATGCCAAGCACCACGTCCGGCGGGAAATGGAAGGTGCCGGTGACTACGGCGATGGCGAGGTCTCCGTCTTCTGGCCACTGCCGAAAAAACTCATCGCCAGCCCTGACAGCGCCATCATGTCCTCGGGGTGAAGCCTGTCCACCAGGACGTCGGGGCGGCCCGACATGCGCACCGCCACCACGGCATTGTCATAGTGGCAGACCTCCACCGTGCCGTCGGCATTACCCCGCTGCTTGAAGTTTCGGAATGCACCGCCCGTCGGCTTCAGCACCAGCTCGGTGATGTTCTCCTTGCCGAGCTCGACGGGGTGCACGAGGACGTACGTCTGCGTGGTGCTCACGGCTAGATTTCCTCCGCGCCCATGCCCTCGAAGCGCACGGGGATATTGGCGTCTTCGGTGCCGATGGCGCCCTCGTTCGCATACCACGCACCGGAGAGGACGACCGTTTTCCCAACGGCAAGCCGAAGCGTCACCGTGGCGTCGGTGAGGTTCTGCATGGCCTTCACGTCCAGGCCGCGCCTGTCTCTCACCTCACCCTCGATGTACGGAATTTGTGGCATCTCCTTGAATCCGTGCACGCCGTCGGAGCCCACCAGTCCTTCGCGCAGCGGCTGGCCTAGGCTATAGGTAAAGCTGCCGATGGCGTCATGCCTTACGCCATCAACGTTGAATTCAATCGTCCCGCTGCGTCGCATGTCAGCCATTCGTCACCTCACAGAAGGGGTTGAATATTCGCCGCCGAGACAATGAGTTGATTGATGAGGTCTGGAGGCAGCATGAAATCGAGCCGGTTGGGATCCTGCGCGTTGCGCTCCACCACCAGCGACTTCTTGAAGAGCTCGAAATTTTCCACCAACCCGAGCGCCTCCATCTCCCGAAACCACGCCACCGCCTCGGCCTTGCCGGTGCTCGGGGTGATGATGGCCTGGCCGGCGCCCGCGCGCGTCCCGTCGTCGGCGAGCTTGTGCCGGGGGTAGCGCGTGCGGATGCGGGTGCGGAAGGAGAAGCGCTGGAACATGAGATTCAGCAGCGTCGTGGCGTCGAGGTACGCCGTGTCCTCGGAGCCGGAGGCATTCGTCTGGTAGGTGGTGATGAGGCGCTCGAGCTGCACCAGCCCGCCGCCGGCCACCGTGGTGGTGGCGATGCCGTCGAAGAGCAGTAGGTTGCGCTCCTCCAGCGTGAACAGGTCCGCCTCGGCTGGCGCCAGCGCACCCACCACGGGTAGCGTCTGGAGGGGCCGGGCCGGGTCCTGCGGCGCGTAGCGGGCCACCACGCCCGCCACCATGGCCGCGTACTCGGCCGGAGGCGTGAGGGGGTTGGCGCCGGGCTGCGCCACGATGCAGCTGTGCGGGCTGTTGCGACTGTTGCCCAGCGTTGTCAGCGTCGCGAAGGAGCCTGCTGCCGAGGTGATGGCCAGGCCGTCAATCATCCGCATGGGCCCGAAGCGGCTGGCGAGCTCCGTCTCCAGCGCCGAGAGGCTGGTGGCATCCGTGTAGGGGTGGGCCACCACCTGGAACCAGGAATCTCCCATGGTGGCGATGATGCCGGCGAGGGAGGGATTGGTGTCTCCTCCGGACATGGGGGCCACCGTCACACCCACGCCTGCCGGGGTGGCCTCACCGTCCTGGTAGTTGAGCCGCACGTCAATTCCGTTGCCGTGGGTGCCCTTGTTGCGCGCGGTGAGGGTGACGATGTGCGTGTTGCCCCCGCTGCCCACCGCCGCCGTCACCGGGAGATTGGGCCTGGCGGTAATGGCCGCTGCGATGCTGGCGGCCACCGTGGCCGCCGTGGAGCCGCTCGACACGCCCACCGGCACGCGAGTGCCAGCGACGTAGAGAGAGAGGGTGCCAGTGGCCGTTGCCGGCCCGGTGACGGTGAGGGTGCCCGTCGCCGCGACGCCAGCCCCCTCGTCCTCCAGCACGCCCACCCACGTCTCCGTCGAGGTGTTGTTGGCGAAGTAGGCGAGGGCCTGTCGGTGCAGCAGGGAGCCACGGCCCGCCAGCGTGGCCACGGCGTCGGGGTTGGTGACGCGGTGGAGGGAGTCGGCTTCCGCGCTGCCGGCGGCCGTCTTCTGCCCGAGGAGGAGGACGCGGTAGGAGAGGAGGGCCGGGCCCTGCTGGGCGCCCGAGGAGTCAATCTCCACCGCGACGAATGGCACCCGCAGCGCCGCAGGTACAGAGCCGAAGGGAATGCTCACGGTTTCACCTCATTGCTCGAAGGCTCGTTGTGCTGCTGCTGCGGGGGTGGCACGGCCCCCACGTCCCCGTCACGCAGACGGCGCAACCAGAAGGAGGAGTCCTCCACCTCCGCTCCCCCGGGCGGAAGGGGTTGCTTGGTAACGGGGTGGCGCACCAATACCCCGGGCTTCGGCTGTACTCTCATGAGTCATTCCTCCACATGCACCACGTCCTCGGCCAACTCCCCGTGCTTCACGCCGGCCGTCTTGAATTCATCCAGCTCGCCCGGCTCAGGGGCGAGCGTGTAGTACGTCGCCTCGAATTCCAGTCGCACCACGCCCACCGTCTGCGCCGCATCATCGAAGACATCCAGCTCCGAGGAGAGAAGCAGCAAGTCGGAGGCGGCGCCCCCCAGGGAGTCATCCACATGGAGGGCCGTCTCAACCTCGAGTGCCAGCGCGTCGAGAGCATCATCCACGCCTGCGGCCCGATTCACCACCCCCTCCACCACCACCTGCACCACGCGCCGCAGCTCCCGTGGGGCCGTCTGCCGGCTCGCAGGCTCCACGGACTCGCTCGGCGTGTATACCGCAAGGGCTGGCAGCTCCACGCGCCGCAGGGGTACCGCGCGGGTGGGGAAGACGCGGTTGCCGGCCGCCGTCTTCCCGGTGAGTTGGGCCGCCACCGCCTCGCGGATTCTCTGCCGGGGGTGCACCGCTACACCTCGTGGAGGAGGACAAGAATGCCCCCGTGGCCATCGGGCTGGACTTCTCGCACACGGTACACCACGCCTTCGGCCAGCACTCGCGCTTCCAAGTCCTCGCCCGGGTTGCTTGGCAAGTCGGCCAGGCGGAGAAACACCGCGGGCCCAGAGCTCGCCACCCCCGCCTCGCCACCGGACACCTGGACATAGGCCATATCGAACATGCCCTTCACGTCGGCCGCCGCGCCGTCACTCGCGGTGTAGCGCACGGTGTCCGCCAGGAGGCTCGCCTGGAGGACTCTGTCGGTGACGCGGAGCAAGTCCCGGAAGCTCATGGCGGTTCAGATGAGCGAGTGCACCAACTTCACCCGGCCCGTGGGGGAGGGGTTGGCCGCGGCCTCGGTGGCGAATCCAATCAGCATGTTGGAGGTGCTCACCGTGGTGACGAGCTTCGCGGTGTTGTCCCAGTAGATGAGCGCGCCCACCGTCCAGGCCTGGGCGCTCACCTTGGCGAGGGCATGCACCCCCTCGGTGTTGAATTCGCCGGTTTCGCCGAGCGCGTAGGTGCCGGTGGACACGCCAAAAATGGCGCCCACCTTGGCGCCCGCGCCAGGGGTGACGGCATACGGCGCGGCGAGGGTGAGGACGGCGCCGGGCTGAATGAAGGAAGACATCAGGCTCTCCAGTGCAGGTGGTGTGGTGGTGCCGGGCCCAGGGTTTGCGCCTGGATTTCGAGGCCACAGGAGGAAGCCTCGCGTCGTGCGAATTGGACCAGCCCGGCTTGAGAAGCGGGGCCCTGTGGCCCCAGGTTGCTACGCGCCCGCGTTGGTGACGGCGCCACGCGGGTCAAACGCCTGGGCCTTCGCGTCCAGGCGCACCTTCCACTCGGTGCCGTCAATGCGCCAGCCATTCTCGCTCTCCACCACGGGCTCCTGCCCCTGTCCCTCGAGGAAGGCCACCATGAAAGCGGGGGCGATCGCCGGATCCGCGAAGAGGTAGCGACGAGTGCCAGACAGCCGGGCGGTGTCCACGACGTCACGAAAGAGGCCGCGCACCCGGTTGGGCTTCATGAACTTGTTGTCCCCCGGGTCATACGCCGCATCGTTGAGGAGGCGCCCCTCCCCGCCAAGGCCGGTGGACAGCAGCAGCACCGCGGGACGCAAGTCCAGAATCTCGTTTCCGCTCTGGTCCTTCTGTTGCGCCATCACCACCCGGTCCGCATCGAGGCCAGCGACAGACAGGGCCGAGCCCGTGGAATTCACATTGCCGCGGCTGGAATGGAAGAAGGGGTTGCCGTCCGCCATGGTGGGGCCCATGCCACTGTTGGCGGCAAGCAGCCGGTATACGTCCATTTCGATGCTCAAACGGGCGGCCCTGCCGAGCTTCGTCGCCATGTCCGCAAGCATGCCCAGGTCGTCGTTGATGATGGCCTGCCGCGACAGGGCGACGATGTTCCCCTTGGTGCCGGTGGAGACGGCGAACTTCTCCCCGTCTGGAAGATTCTTGTTCTTGAATTCTCCGTGCTCGTTGAGAGAGTCCAGCTCGCCCAGGCTGCCCGCCCGGTAGCGATTGCTCGGCCGGAAGTCCGAAACGGTGGTGGTGGCGCAGAAGCGGCTCCACGTGTCCGGGGTGGTGGCGTAGGCCCCCAGCACCAGCTTGTGCATGACATTCTCGAAGAGGACTCCAAACTCGGCGGTTGTCTGGTAGCCCCCTGCCCGGTGCGTGAAGGCGTGGCCCACGAGCGTCATGGCATCCATGCCCCGCGTCTTCACGCCCGCGCTCTCCAGGCACATCCGCGCCAGATCGAGCAGGCGCGTGCCCCGGAATTCTCCCCCGTCCAGCGGCGTGCCCTTGAGGCGTCGGCCATGCTTCGCGTCCTGCTGGGCACGGGCGATGAGGTCCGCGTAGCCCGAGCGCTCGAGCATCCACGCCGTCATTCCCTCCAAACGCTTGTCGCGCTCGCTGCGTGCCACCTCCACGGCGCCGCTGGGGGTTGGGATTGGTCCGTGAGAGGCGCTGCGCTCCATGATCTTGTCGAAGATGACAGCCCTGGCCTCGTCCACCGATTTGCCCCCGGCAATGAGGGCGTCCCCCGTCTCCGGGGGCAGCGCGGCCTTCCGGACGAGCGCGGTGATCTCGGCCACACGCGCGCGCTCCGCCTCCACGGCGGCGGCGCGCAGGGCGTCCTGGCCCTGGGGACTGGCGGGGGAGGTTGCGTTGGACTCGGGCACCTTGTTCTCCTTCATGTGCGGCTCGGCGCCGCGAGTGGCATTGACAAATTCACAGGGATTGAGGTCGGGACTGCTGCGTGCGTGGGCCCCAGCGTCGGCGGGAATGGCCGCGCCGCTGAGCTCCACCGGCTCCCAGTCCGTGGCGCGCATGACGGGTGTGGCGCCATCGCCCCCTTCCGTCTTCTCGAACTTGTAGACGCGGTAGCCCACGGAGAAGGTAGTGAGCACTCCTTGGCGGACCTTGTTCCACTCCTTGTCCGCCTCCGCGTCTCCCTGGAGGAAGCGGATGGTGGCGACTCCGCGCCTGTCCTCCAGGCGAGCGGAAACGACGACACCCACGTGCGCATCCGGGTCCCAGATATTGTGGGCACGGAGGTACGGGGCCCGGCCGGACTCAAGGCGGCCCATGCGGACGTGCTTCGGGTCGAGGCTCAGCTCTTCGTAGAAGTCCCCGTCCCAGAAGGAGCGGCGCAACACCCGGGCGCCCGTCGTCCAGATGATGTCCACCGTGCGGGCCTCCTCGTTGAGGCTTCCGGGGACGAGCTCCGCGCGCATGGACAAAGGGGGAACGCTGCGAGTCTGCGTGGCTGTCGTCATGGGCCTCCAGGCTCACACACAAAGGGTGGTGGTGTCCACTAAGACTCACCACCAGGCGTCGTGGTTGCCGACTTGTTGTTTCTCTCCTGGGAGAGGCCCGCCTGGGTGACGCGGCGGGCATCGGAATCGAGGACGATGCCCAGCTCGTCGAGCTGCTGGAGGTCCCTGGCGTACTCGACCCAGAAGGAGGCGGGGTCCCCGCCCTGCTCGCGGATGACCTCGCTTGGTGTCTTCACCCCGTTGCGCACCAGCCGGGAGATGGCGAGCCCCTCCCTGTCCGGCTCAATCATCGGCATGGGAGGCGCCGTCCACTCGGCCCCCACCACCTCGGGAAGCTTCCCCGCCAGCACCGCTGCCTCCATGGCCCATCCCCACACCACCTGGCACATTTGCGGCACAAGCATGTTCCACTGCCAGTCTCTCACATCTGCCCAATGGGCGAGGCGGGCCATACGGGCGGAGCTGAAATTGCTCTGGCTGTAGTCCCCTGTGAGATCTTCATAGGTGACGCGGAAGGCGGCGGCCGCCTTGCGCAGGTGACGCGCGGTGAAGCCATCGGTGGTGGTGGCCGGTGGGGAGGCGAATTGCACCTGCTGTCCGGGGGCAAGGTAGCGAATCATCCCCGGCTCGAGGGACTCCACCTCTTCCCCGGCCTCTTCGTCCAGGGCGCCGAGTGGAGCGCCTGCGCCGTCAATGTCAGTGACGAAGCCAGCGAAGCACGCGGCGATCTTCTGCCGCATGAGTTCGGCGTCCTCGAACTCGTCCAGGTCCTTCACCGGCACGATGCCAGCGGCGAACCAGGACACGCCGCGCACCTGCTTGGGGCGGTCGCGGTAGAAGACGGGCTGCACCTCTGAGGCGGGGACCCGCCGGCTCACCCCGGAGCCATTGGCGCCACCAGGATGCTCGGGAAAAAGCCAGTAGGCCACCCTTCTGCCGAGGGCGTCGTGCTCCACCCCGTGGATGATGGGGCCGCCCTCCTGCCCGATCGCCCTGTCGCGCGAGGTGTCCAGGTGGTCGGCCTCCAGCACCTCCACCTGAAGGGGAATGGCCAGGCCGTCAATGACGCGGCGAGGGCGCTTGCGCAGCAGCACCTCGCCGTCGGTGGCGATGGTGCGCATGACGAGGTGCTGCATGCCCGAGAAGGTGGAGATGCCGTCCGCATCACAGTCGGTGGTGTCCGCCCAGGCCGTCCACAAGGTGCGCGCAAGGGCCGCATACGGGCCCGTGGGACGCGGCGTCAGCCCCCAGCCCCCGGTGGTGTTGTTGGCGATGACGCGACGGGCCTTGCCTGCCCAGCCGTTATTGCGCGCCAAGTCCCTCGCGTGCATGCGCAGCTCGGCGATGGCCACGCCTGCCAGGGCATTTGCATCACCTCGGTTGCGCGCCCAGCCAGAGGTACGTCGGCCCGGCTGCGCGGCCTCGTAGTGGCGCTGCATGGTGTCGAGCGCCGCCCGCGCACGTACTCGCTCCAGCGTCCAGCGCGGCGCGAACGCGGCGGTGAACCGGTCCCAGCCCGTCATGCCCTTCATCGGCGAAACCCCTTCGAGGTGCGCATGTACCCACGGCGCCTGGAACCGACGGCTGAGGCTTCCATGCTGGCGAGCAACTCACGCATCTGCTGTAGATTCTGCTGCTGGTACGTCACCTCGCGGGGAGGCGGGCCGCCATAGCGCACCGTCAGCACGGCGGTGCCGGTGGCCAGGGCCAGGATGGCCGCCTTCAGCTTCTCGATGTCCTCTGCGCTCCAAGCACTCATCTCAGCCATCCCTTACTACGTGGACGCCGTGCATCCGAGAGGAAGCCGCCGGGCCGCCGGGGCTCGTGCGGGAAAGTCCGTTGTGGCGCTGGGGCTGGCGGGGGCGGTGTCTGTTTCGCGGCGCCCTGTGCGTCTGCCACCGCGCGGGCAAACTCGGCAATCTCCTGCGCTGGCGTCGGAGTTCGCCGCATTCGGTCCAACCCCGCCACGGCCGCCGCGGCGCGGGCATACACCCGGGCGTCGAGGAAGTGGTTCTCCCTGCCCGGCTGTGGGGTCCACACGTGACGGAGGAAGCCCTTGGCGTCCTTCTCCTGCACCAGGTGCTCGGCCGTCAGCTGCTTGAAAAACTCCTCGCCATACTCCGGGAAGTGGCACCAGCCTGGGGGGTAGGGTTGCCCCTCCTCAGGCCGCTGGAGCCCCAGCCAGCCGTACAGCTCCGACTTCGCCACGTCCACGCCCACGGGCCACACCTGGCAGCCCCGGGCAAGCCGCTTGCCCTTCAGCGTCACATCCACCTTCGTGGGACTCGACACCAGTGAGCGGGCCCCCGCTGCGCCCTTGACCGCCAGCACCCGGGAAGCCGGCTTGGTGCGCACCCAGGAGTAGACGGCGTTGGTGTTGAAGCCCGAGTCCACGGCGAGGCAACGAATGGACAGGCCGCCGAAGTCCCTGTCCAGGAGTTCGTCCAGGCGCTCGTAACTGCGGATGTCCGAGGTGTCGGCGGGGAGGACTCCGGCGTCCACGCTCCAGGACTCCTTGCCCATGCCCCACCCCACCACCTCGTAGACGAACCTGTCTTTCTGCACATCCACGCCGGCGGTGAGAAACAGGGCGCCCTCTGGCGCGGCGCCGATGGGGTAGGGCTCGCGCCGGGCCATCAACCGCTCCCAGTCCGGGGCTTCGCCGGTCTCCTGAAACGTCTCTCCGAGCACCGTGTTCACGAAGGTTCGCAGGGTCTCCGGGTCATCCTTGGCCTCCAGAAACTCCTTGGCTATCGCCCCCCACGCCGCGTTCGGGCTGTAGCTATATGCCGCCCAGAGATGAAAACTGACGTGCAGGCCGCCGGCCTCTTTCTCCTTATCCGTGTGCGGGTTGTCCGCCCGCCACTCGCCGCGCTCGACGATCTCCCGCTTTTCTTTGTGCTCGATGACGCAGCCGTTTGCCTGACAGGAAAAGAACGCTTCCTCTGGCTTGCCTTCCGGCCACTCCATTCGGTGGCCCTTGTCGCCTCGAAACACTAGCGGAGCGAAGTGCCCACAGTGGGGACAAGGGACGTGATAGCGCCGCTGGTCGCCCTGCTCAAAGAGGCGCTCAATTCTGGAGACGCCAGCGACGAGTGGTGTGGACCCGGCGATGATTTTCCGGTCCCAGAAGTATTCGCTACGCTTCACGCCCAGGCTGATTGGGTCTCCGTCGCTTCCGGCGCTCAACGGGTACCCGTCTACCTCGTCGAAGATCACAACCTTCCGAGACACACGCCGGAAGCCCGCGCCAGAGTTGGCACCAATCAACGACAGGATGCCGCCGGCGAACTTCTTGTGCTGCAAGGTATTGCCGCCGTCCTTGCCTCCCCTTTCGTCCGCATCCTCGAACACGATCCGCGAGAGAACGGGTACATCTCGCAACATCGGCGCGATGGTCTCCTTGGAGAAATTTTTAGCGTCGTCCACCGTGGGCATCACCACGAGGATGGGGGCCGGCGCGTGATGGATGTAGTACCCGATGGCGGCGCTAACCATCAGCGTGTAACCCACACGAGCGCTCTTGAGCACGCTGATGTGTGTGACCTTCGGGTCGGTGATCGCGTCAAGAATCCCCCGCTGGTATGGCAGTGTTCGCCAGCGCCCGGGCTGGGCCGCGCTCTCGGCGCTCAAGCGGAAATGCTCGTCCGCCCATGCCGACAACGACAGGCGCGGAGGCGGCCTCAACCCGGACCGGACGGCAGCCATGCGGACGCTCTTGACGTCAGCCATTGCGCTTCCTGGCCTCTCTCGCGACGGCGGCGATGCGTAGTTTCTCGCGGTGTTCCGGCGAGAGCTTCCGACCTCGGCGAGAGGCCAGGACTTTTTCTCGGTACTCCGGATCCTGCCACGCCTTCTTCGACGCGGCCCCGATCTTCCCTTTGTGCTCCTCCGTGTGCTTGATCCCGGCACGGGCCTCTATCATCCGCGCGCGCGTGGCGGGGTCTTCCCACGCAGCACGCGCACGAGCGGAGGCGAGCGCTTTCGCCCCAGGCTTCGCCCACGCGGCACTCGCTGCCTTTCGAGACAACTCCCGAACCCCCTCGGGATCCTGCGCCACTCTCGCTCGGAAAGCCGCTGCCATGGCGGCTCGGGTGGAATCAGGCAGGGGGCGACCCTTCAGCGCCTCGGAAACCTTCCGTCGATGCTCCGCCGTCCGAACCAACCCCGGGAGCCCGTCGCCCCCGCTCGTCGCGTTCGTGAGCGGCCATCCTGCCTCGCGCCCGTGGGTAATCCACGCCCGCTCCGCCTCGCTCAGTGCCTCTGGTCCGGAAACGGCTTCCAGAACGCGAATCTCTGGTTCCAGTCCCGCACCCAGGACGGCACGCACCCAGTTCTCCTTGTGCGTCTTTCCCCGCAGGAAACAGGGCATGGCGTGCTGCCTGGGGCGCTCCATCCCACTGCACGACTTCCCGATGTATCGAACCTGCTGGGTGCGCGGATCGACAAGTGCGTAGACGAGAAACAGGCTCATTCATCTCCCCTCGGTCGCGACCAACTCCTCCAGCGCCTCGCGGATCAGCTCCTCGACCTCGGCCACCGCCCCAGTCGTCATCTCCGGAACGGCCTGCTTTAGGCGCGTGGGAATCCCCATCAGGCGCGTTCGAACGGCAACCAGGAGGGTCGTCCACTCGGCCTCAACCTCCCGAGCCGGAATCAGTTCGCCTGACTCCCGCTCGAAATCCAGTTGTGCCTGTCGCGCTTGCCAGTACACCTTTGCCGCGTTGTTTTCGTTGAACGAGCCCCCGAGCACCGCCACCGGGGGGGCACCGCCTGGGGGTGCGGCGTCGGCAGCCGACGATGTCGGGCCGGGACGGGGCGCCCTTCCCTGGCGCTGCGCGGCCTGCATGTGGACGTGAGGGGCGGCACGGGTCAGGTCCAGCGTGGCTTCGTACTCGGCTCGCGCTGCCTCCGGGTCCTCAATCTTGCCGTCTGCGGTGACGCCGCGCGTCACCCGCCCGCGTTTGATCGCTCGGTTGACCTGGACGTGAGACACGCCCAGCAATTTCGCGAACTCCCGCTGTGAGAGAGCAGCCATGCGGGCGAATGTAACACGGCGCCCCGTAACACCGAAACGACCACGCCACTCAACCTCGGCGTCGACTAATTCCGTTAGGACCGGAATTCCACCATCACAAGTTGAATCCCGCGCTGTGCGCACCCGTAGTCTCCACACCCACACCGAAGAACCTACCCCACCCACCCTATCACACATGTGTGGTCACCAGCACTGTATTACAAGTGGGCACACACAGCCGCACAAGCGTGTGCTCCAGGCTACTCTTCCACCAATGACATCCATTTCCTTTCGACTCGAGCAGCGTGGCTTCAACCTCAATGACAAGCAGCTACTGGGCGCAGTGGTGCGTGCCATGCGCAAGGCAGGAGGTGACGCCATTCGGGCGGTGCGTGCGGAGAGCAAGCGCGGAGTACGCACCAGGGTGAGGCTGCGTGCGAGCTACCTCGCTGACAGGGCAATGCCTCTCACCTTCCCCAGGGGCAGGGAGTTGTCTGATTTGGTTTGGACGCTTGGCGTCTCGGGCAGGGAGGTGCCGCTGGGCGAGTACCCGGTGCGCCAGGTGCGCAAGGGTGTCTCGGTGGAGGTGCAGCGGGGGAAGCGGGCGGTGGTGGAGAGCGCCTTTCTGGCGAAGGGGCGGGCCCCGAGGAGGGGTGTCTTCCTGCGGCCCTCGGCGAAGCGCTACCCCATGGGCCACCGGCTGGGCCCCTCGGTGGCGGACTCCATGGCCGACGGGAGGGTGCCCGGGGCGGCACTGGGACGGGGCGCCGCGGTGCTTGAGTCGGTTTTCTACCGGCTGCTGGCGCTGGAACTGGAGGGCCTGAAGTAGGGCTGCCCAGGGGCCACCCGAGTGCCCACCATGTGCACATGACCCCCGCCACCGAGCTGACCGTGGTGTCGCTGCGCCCGGAGACTCTCGCCCGCCTGAAGTCGCTGGCGGCCCGCACAGGTGTGCCAGTGTCGGCATATGTGAGACAGGCGGTGGAGGACTTCGTCGCCGAGCACGAACGCCCCCGCCCGCCGCTGGCCGACATGCTGACGCGCGGTGCGCCGTAGACAGCCCCAGGAGCGCTTGAGAGCCCCTCGCCCGCACGAGCGCCAGCCCAAGGCCGCTTCGTCGCGCCACGGGCCCGCCAGGGGCCTTCCCGGGGCACGCTACTTCGGCAGACAGCACTCTTCTTCGCACTGATGGGCGCCAGTGGCTTCGCGCGCGAAACTCATCATGCAGAAGCCGGGCGGAACGCCGTACGCGTCCCGGACGATATGCGTCACCCGCACCCGAAGCTCGGCCCCGGTATAGCCGGCGAACTGCCCTTCCCCTCGGACGTGCGCCTTCAGGACGAGCGTGTCCCCGACACGAAAGCCGCGGTCGTCCTTTCGGAACTCCGCGTGCTGGAATCCATCCTTCACCGCACAGAACGCATCGACGTCGGTCTTCAACTCGTGAATGGCCACGGTGTCCTCCTCACCCAAGTCAGTCGGCCCACGCACCGTACACGTGAAACGCGCCGCGTCCAGAAACAGACCGGGCACCGCAGAGCCGCTGCTCGCGAACGGCCCGCGCGCACGCGGGTGGAGTCTCGGCTGCCCTGCACGACGAAGCCGACCGACGTGGGCCGCCTGAGCGCGGCGCTCGCACCGCCTGTGGTTGTCGCCGGTGGTTGCACTCACGCTGCCGCGCCACTTCGGCGAGGCAGCGGGGTAGCGCAGCAAGTCGGTGGCCTCTCGCGGCGCGCTGCCAGCCTCGAGAGCAACCGGCGAGGCGACGGGCGCGCAGCGCACGGAGAACACGACCAAGCGGCGCAAGCCGCGAGGAAAGCACGCCACGGCCGGCAAGGGTGTCTCCCGGAGGGCAACCGCACCCGGAACCTCTCCCCGGTTGCCCGTGGCCTCCAGAGCGCCCGAGATGTCGGTGGCGAGCTGCGGTGCCCCGGCGTCTCGCCGGAGTGGCGCGGCAGCGTGAGTGCAACCACCGGCGATAACCGCAGGCGGTGCGAGCGCCGCGCACGCACGTCACGACGGGAGCCTTTCCCACCCAACGGGTGTAATTGAGACGGAAACCGTTACCAACCACACCTCGGAGTGGAGCGGTGAGGAAATTCGGTTACGAAAAGGCGCCAAAGTGTGTGGCGCTTAAATGTAAGACCTCATTGGTACTGCTTGGCGTGTACTTTTGGGGTCGTGTCATCCGGGACCAGGGGCGGCGCCTTGCGGTGCATGAGGGCTCGCGTACTATGTATCGTACCTCGTACATGGAGCGTGCTGATGATGGACTATTTGCAGGTGCCCCACCAATGGACCAGCGGGAGGGCGGCGCTGCTTGCGCCTGGGCTGCCCCCGCTACGTGGGTGGCGCCGCGCGGAAGCCCAAGGTCTCTGGGCGATGGTGCAGACCCACCTCTGGGCGCTCAGCCGCATTGACCCGTACCGCCCCCCTGCCGACGAGTTGCGCCGGGCCATCTTCATCAGCCCGACAATGGCTCCGCTACTCGTGGAGCACCTCGGCTACCCCGAGCGCACGGCGCAGGACGTGCTCGCCGCGCTTGTTGAGGGCGGCGTGCTTCAGAGGGTTGAGGGAGGGCTCGTGGTGACGGACATCCAGAACCGCTACCTCCCCACGCTCCGCAAGCGGTACGACACCCGAGAGCGCGTCCGGCGCTTCCGCGACGCTCGCGCAGCAGGCTGGGTGAAGAAGGAGGGCTTTTGGATGCATCCCGCCACCGGCCGCCGCGTCGCGAACTGGCGCGAGATGTTCGCGCTGATGGAGCCAAACCCATGACCCGCCTCAAGTACGAGCGCACCAACCGCGAGACCAACTCCCGCCGCTACGGCACCGAGGACATACACGGCGGGAGCCCCGTCCCAGCCATGCCCCGGCAGGCCCGCCCCAGGCGCGGCAGTGGCAGCCCCAAGGGAAGCGGCCCGGACATCTCGTCAGCCATCGCCACCGCGCGCTACCGGGCGACGGACGTGGGCGTGCGCTTCGCCCTGGCCGCCGCCGAGGCGGGATTCACCGTCACCTACGCCAACGACTGGAGCCCGGGCCGTGACAACGAGGACGCCCTGCGTGCCGGTGGCGTCGAGGTGGTGGTGTGCCTCCCGAAGAGGACGCCATGACGCGCAACCCCGTACCACCGACTACCCCGCCGTCTGGCCCCTCTTCATCGTCGATGTCCCGAGTCTCTTCACCTGTAGGGCGGCGCATGAACAACGTCCCGAAGCACTTCCGCGTGTCAGTCTGCCGCATGGACCACCCCGAAGACCCACCGGACTGGCTGGATGAGGCCAACGCCCCCGGGTTGACCGTGGAACTGCTCGCCAACCGGCTGCGCCGCCGGTACGGGCCGCACCTGCGTGCCGACGTCGAAGCGGACGGCGTTCGATACGAAGTGACGTGGCACACCATCCGTCGCACCTAGCATCAGCATCTGCGCTGAGGCCGTGCGGCTTGCGGCGGCCGTCCTCGAAAACCTGAAAGTGGTGGCGCAATGACTGCACGCATCCTCATCTTCGGCTCCCGCTCCCTCACCTGGAAGCACCTCCCGGTGATGCGCCTCGTGGCGAGCCACGCAGCCCTCGTCACGCCTCCGCCGCTGGAGGAGTGGCTCACCGCCTCCGGCGTCACGAGGCCCGTGGAGCTGCTGCCCGGGCCGCTCCAGCTCCTCAACGGCGACGGGCCGCCGGGCAAGGAGCGGGGCGCCATCGGAGCGGACAAGCTCGCCGTCCTCGCTTGCATGGAGGCATGGCCCGAGGGACGCCGCCGCATGCGCTGGTTTCCCCCCGAGCCCGTGGGCAACGAGTCCTGGGCCGAGGCCGCTGGCAGGCGCAACCGGGAGATGGTGGAGGCCCGGCCCGACAGGGCGTACTGCATTCACACCAACTTGGAGGCCTCGATAGGCAGCAGCATGACGGCATCGCTCCTCATCGCGGCAGGCATTGCGTACTGGCACGTCTGGGTGAGCCAGGCCGGCGGCATCGTCTCCGTTGAGCTGGTGAAACCATGAGCGCTTGACACCAACAGCGGCGAGGTGCATAGTCCTTTCATCAACGCGGCGCTGCCGCAGGGGAAGACACAATGACTACCACCACCACCCAGCTTGCCTCCCAAATCAAGAGCCTCAGCCTGCTGATGAGCGACGGCGCCACCGCGGAAGTGCGCGACGAGGCCGCCCAGAAGCGAGACGCCCTCCGCGCCCAGCTCAACGCGGAGCTCAAGCGGATGCAGGCCCCCTCCTACTGGCGGGGCGCGAAGTAGGCCGCAGCTACCACGGCCGGGTGCCAGCATGGGCCCGGCTCAAGGAGCCACGTCATGCACTTTGTTAGAGTCCGCGTCCGCGACGCCACGGGAGGCCTTGTCCCCCTATGCCTCGAATGCGCGTACGCCGCGGGTGGCAAGCGCTACCGCCTGCGCCCTCGCCAGGAGGGTATGCTGTGCCCCTCCTGCCAGAAGATGGAGCGCGACAGGGATGCCGAGCAGTGTCGCGCCGAGCTCGAAGAAGCGGCCCTGGACGCCGAGGCGCGTCGATGACGGCCACCCACCTACACACATCAGACGCCAGCATCTTCACCCTGTGCGGGGAGCTCCGCGTGCGCATGGGCTCGTCCGCGAAGGCTTCTGACGCAGCAGGGCCTGGAGCGTACAGGAGCGGGCCGGGCGGCTACTGCTTGAAATGCGTGTGCGTCTTCGACTTCTTCACCAGCCCGCCCAACGCCACATGCCGTGCCGAGGAGGACAATGGCTGACCGCTACCACCTGTACCACGGCCCCTGCCGTGAGGTGCCCTGCCACGAGAGGTGCACCGGCGCCCACGGCTGGTGCAGAAACCACCGGGCCAACCGCTCCCGGGGACGAAGGCCCCAGCACCTGGCGAAGACGGGCCGCCACCCAGTCAACCCGAGCGTCCCCCGGTACATGGGACGACGCCAGCACCAACCGCGCCCGCCACCACGGCGGGCTTGAGGCGTTGCGGGGCAGATTCGCCCCGGGGAGGACGACGTGGACAACATTTCGTATTTCAAAAATGACTGCGCGGAGAAGCTCGCCGCGATTCGCGCCCATGACGAGACGACGCTCCAGATGTACGAGCACTCGTTGCGGACCGGGGTGTTCCCGGAAGCCGGCACCTTCCCTGCCCGGAACGAGGCTCGAGGCATCCTGTGCGCCCGGCTGGAGGTGAGCGTCGAAATCCTGTTGAGGGCGCTGTCATGAGGAGCATGGCCGAGGCCCTTCACCTCGAGCGTCCCTGGCTGAGCGCGCGCCACCACGGCCCCTGCCGCGAATGCCACAGCCGCACGGCCGAGCTCTTCTGGGGAGACGGCTGCTCCGACTGCATGCGGGATGACCTGGGACTCTCCGAGGCGCGCGAGGCCGCCCGGGTGGACGCCGCCATCGACGCCTGGAAGGACGAAGCACCGTGAGCGCCGCCCTCGCCGTCTCCGAGCTCGAGGCCCTGGCGGAGGAGTACGCGGCCCTCCGCGACGAGGCGTCCAGGTTGCGCGCAACGCTCGAGCATCTGCGAGACCTCGGAGGCCTCATGGCCACCGCGGCAACCACCCCCGCAGCCGCCGCGGGCTACTCCCACCTGGCGCACCTCGCCGCCGAAGCACTGGAGGGGGAATGATTGAGCACGAAACGATTCTCCGAGAGGCCATCGCGACCCTACGCGACGCGAGCCACCCACAGCTCGCGCAGAAGGCTGAAAGGGCCCTCGCGGAGCTGCTGGCTGACCTCCGAGAGCTCCGCTCGAGCGTCGCGAACCAGGAGTACCGGCTGAAGAACCTCACCGCCGCAAGAGACGAGGCCCGGCGAGCCATGAATGGGGCAACCAGAAACTGCGGATGCGACTACACGCCGCCCGCGTAATTGCATCAGGGCGATGGCGGGCGCATCGTCTCCTACAGAAGGCGCCGCAGCCTTTTGTACTGCTGCGGATGTACCGCGAAAGCGGGACGCGGCCGGGCGCTCCTTCCCGGGTGGTTGGCCTCCAGGACTCACCTCCGAACGGCTGGCGAGGGCTCGGGACTCCGGTTCCGGGCCCTTCGTCTTTCGGGGCTACGTGCGCCGCCAGCCCGGCGAGGCGAGCCCGAAGAGCACCGCCACGTCGGTGAGCGCGTCGGCCACGGCCTTCACCGGGTGGCCCGCGGGAAGGGCCCTGCCTGCCACCAGGGCAGCGGCGACGAGGGCGGTGAGGTACGGCACCACCTTCGGCGGGATGATAGCGCCTGGGGCAACGGGGCCCCGGTGGCCGGGGGAGGAGTCCTCGGGCGGCTGGCTGACAGGGGAGGTCATGGCCCCAGTCTACTCCCGATGGTCCGCCGTCCGCACCACGGTGCGCAGGGCGTCTCGCACGTCCACCCGGAGTTCCATCAGCAGGGTTTTCACCTCGTTGAGCGTGGCCCCCTGAGTGTGCAGCTGGCCGCGGTCCGCGCCCTGCTGGTGCTCGAGCAAGTCCACCCGGGCCCGGAGCAGGTCCGCGTCTCGTTGAATGGCCTCTACCCGCACCATTCCCCCGCCCACGGCCAGCAGACACCCACTCAGCACCACCACGACAGGCCACGAGAAGGTGGTTTTCTCGCTCACCACGGAAGACGCCACTTCGGAAGTTGTGGACAAGGCGCTACTCCTCCAGGCTCGTAGGCGGGCGGTTGGCGGCATGCACAGGCAATACGCAACGGCCCTGCACCTCGTATACAGCTTCTGGGCAGGGCGGCGAATGCTCGGTCCCTATCCAGCAGGCCCCCACCGCCTCCCGCTCCCTCACCGGCGTACAGGGTGGCCGCTTCTGTCCTGGTAGTGGTGCGGTAGCTTTCAGCCCAACCTGCAACCACGCGGGGGCGGAGGGGTCCACGTCCACGGCCCATACGGACGGCGCCGGGGGGCTGAATGCCGGCTTCCTGCGCGGCGAGTACAACAGGGCACCACCGAGCGCCAGGACGGCTGCTGCCCGGAGGAAGGGGTAGACGTGCTGGAGACGATTCCCGGTCACCCGCGCACCCTACCGCCGCCCCTGGCCCATGTCCTCCCGGAAGCGACGAAGGGCCCTGAATCATTGCAATTCAGGGCCCTTCAAGACTCTAACACGAACCCGCCTTACCTCGTTGAGGGACTGGGAGAATACGCCCCCTCCGCAGGCTCGTCTACGTCCCGTCGTTGCGCTCCCGGGGCATGAAGAGCTCCGGGTTGAGAATCGGCAGGGGCACTCCGGCCGGCACCGCGGCCCCACCAGCAGCTGGAGCGAAGAGGCCCATTCCAACGAGGCCCTGCGCGGCACGCACCACCTCGCGCTTCAGCTTTTCGTGGTTGGCCACGTCCCAACCCTCCTGGTCTGCGGTGAAGCGCAGCACCCCCTTCAGGGACTCAACAAGGGCAGTCGAGCCGCCGCCTCCGCCGCCGCAGGAGTCCAGGCTGTTTTTCTTCAGCGCATCGCTGAAGGCCGCCTCCCTCCCCTTGGCCACGCTCCTCTTCGTCCCCTGGCCTCGGCCCTTCTCGTCTTGCGACCAGGCCACCTCCACCTCCCCGAGAAGCTCCAGCACCACGGCGTACACGCATTCCTTGTTGGCGCCAGGCGCGAGCTTCGCGACGGAACGCGCCACCCAGTCGGCTCGCCCGGTCATCTTGCCCCACGCCTCGGAAGCGACGCCGGGCGGCGGGTTGGAAGGGCCCAGGGCGGCGGCATGGGCGAGTGAGGACAACAGCAGCACCATGGACAGCAGGGTTGGCTTCATGGCTTCTCCTTCGGGTGGGCCTTCTTGTGCAGTTGCGCGAGACGTTCGCGCAGTTCCTGAATTTCCTCCTGGGTCACGGCCCCAGCAGCGCACTTCCGGTGCTCCCGCTCCACCTCCTCCATGGTGAAGACGGCCGGGGCGTCCGTGAGAGCCTCGTCCACCAGCTGGGCCAGTCGCTCGCACCTGCCACACACTGCGTCCGCGCTGTACGAGGTGCAGGGGCACGCCCGCACGTCGTCCTGGATGGCCCTCATTGCCCGCACCATCGCCCCCATGCGTCGCTCCAGCAGGGCGAGCCTCTTCCTCAGTACGCGCCACCCTGGGCCATCCTCCCGGCCCTCGGAGAGCTCGTCAACGAGTCCGTTCACCGCGGCGAACGCCTCGGCCGTGCTGGGCTCCTCGCGCTCCCGGGCGGGCCGTACAGGTCGCGGCGCCACTACTGCGCGGACTCCCGGGAGCACCGCGCGTCCCTTCCCATCCACGTCACAGTCGATCTCACCCGGCGCTTTGCCGCAGTCCCGCGTGTGCTGCGGAGGGTGCTCGTCGGAGCCGCCGCAGCAGGGAAACGGCGGGGCGGAGAGCAACGCCGGGCAGTCCACGCGGCGGTGGCCAGGGATGCAGGTGCATCCAGAGTTTGTGCCGGGTTTGTGCGCACCCTGTACTGTGGCCTCGGCGACCTCTCCGAGCAGGAAGCGGGCGACGGCACCCAGCCCATCGGACGTGGTGTGCTCAAGCGATTCGTTTATCCCATCGAGGAAGGCGTCAAGCAGGCCCTGTCCGTTCTCCGCTCGCCGGTGGATGGCGGCGAGCCTGGCCTCGGCGGTCTTGCACCGCACCCGCCAGCCAGCCACCTGGCTCCGAACGCCGCCCAGCTCCTCCTCCAGAGTCCCCTTTCGCGCATGGAGAATGTCGAGCTCCGACAACAGCCCTCGCGTACGGATGAACACGCCGTCAGAAGGGCTGCCAACCATTCTCCGGTTGAACTCTTTGCTCATCCGTTCCGCCGCCTCCACGCCCGCCGCATGCAGGCGCAAGGCTTCGTCCCGCTGCGCCAACACTTTCTGGGCGGCGGCGTGCAGCCCCCAGGCATCTGGGCACACCTCGGGGTCCAGCAGCCGAGCCACCTCCGCCACCTGCCCGTGCGCCGTGCGTAGCTGTTCAGCGAGCGTGTCTCGCTCCGTCTCGAGCGCTGCAATGTGGTCAGCAGCATGCACAACCCACTCACGCAGCTGCGCCTCGTTCACTGCGAGGTCTCCGCGCGCCATCCGCTGGAACGCGATCGCGGCAGCATTGCTCATCTTCTGTGGACTCATGGTTTCACCGCCAGCCGGTACCCCTCGGGCAGCCCGTCCTCGCCCACCGGCAACCTCCAGTAGCGCGCCTGGTACCTGCGGTTGTTCGTCCTCGCCGTGGAGCGCAGCCGCACGTACCTCACGTCGCCCTCAACCCACGCGGCTTCTACAACGACTCTCTTCCCACCGCCCGCGCGCTTCTTCACGAGCAGCGTCCCAATCAAACGTTTCATTTATTTCCCCCGCCGCACCTCTGCGGCGCCAGCATGGTACCACCGGCAACGGTAAACACAAACAAGACGAATCCCCGGCACCGGGGGAAGGTCGTGCCGGGGATTCGTGCCTCACTGCTGGCCCAGAGGGGCTTCTGGTCAGGTCTTGGGCCGCCACGAGGACGAGTCAGGCGGCTTGCAGCCGTCCTTCTTCTACTGCCGGGCTGGCCCTACCGCAAGCGGCCCCGGGGAAGGCCGAAGATGTCCCCCACCATGTCCAGCACCGCCTCGCCGCCGCCCACCTCCGCCTCGGCGGCCTGGAGGGCCCGGGCGAGCTCGTCACGCGCGCGGGCGTAGGGGTGCGCCGCGTGCTCGTTCTCCCAGCGAGCGAGCAGCGATGCCTCCAGGTTGGAGCCACCACCCAGGCTTCCCGGGTTGCAGTGGGGGCGCAGCGGGCAGCGGCACTGCCGGCCTTCATCGGGGACTGCACCCGCCTTCTCTTCGCTCGTCATGCTTTTCATCTCTCCCTCGCACTCAATCATGTTGGTGCTCCACGGCTCGTCTGGGTCGTGGCGCCAGCCGACGGCGCGGAGGAAGCCGATGGACGGCGTCTGCTGCACACCGCAACCAAAACGCAGGCATGTCCGCACCCTCTCGGAGTCCGGAACCCCCATTCGTGGCGAGGCATGCTCAGCCCTCCTGCCCCGGCAGGCGCATGTCGTCGGGCGGCTCGGCGTTCGGGTTCGCGAGGTTGTGGGAGACGAGCTCCACCTGCGCCTCCTCGAGAGGTGGCGTCTTCTTCGCCTTGAGCGCCGCCTTGAGGCCAGCCACTCCACTCGTCGGCTCCGGCATGAGCGTGTGCGTGGCATGTTCGTCCACGCCGCGGGCCTCCGCCTCGATGTCGGCCGCCAATGCCTCGCGCAGCCGCGCCGCCTGCTCTCCGGCTGGTACCCCCAATGTCTTGAAGGCGTTCTTCAGCGTGGATTTCTTCACCATTTCCGGCCGGTGGGGGCTGCTCCATGGCGTATTCCTCCCCTTGGTGGAAGCCTCCACCCGGGCGATGTCGTCCGCGTACAGCATGCCCTTGATGACCCTGGTGCCATCCGGAAGGGTGATGCGCGTGTACGCGGCGATGATGTCTCCGCGGCCGTCCGTCGCCTTTCGCGGCACGTACGGCCTGTGCTCCACGTGGGGGGTGTCACCCTCGGTGAGCGCGAAGTGATCCTTCTCGTAGACGAGGACCGGTGTCACATCCTTCACCACCCCCGACGTCACCGCGAGCATGACGAGGCCCTTGTACATGGGGACGAAGGTGCATTCGGTGCCGAACGGCACCAGGGCGCCGTGTCCAAGCGCGCCACCAGCCACGTCAATCCCGAGCTTCGCGGCCTTCATCACCGATAGGACGATGCTTCCCCGATCGCACTTCAGCAGAGCGGGTTGCTGCGCCAGGGCCAGGCCCACGGAGGCGGTGAAGCGCGCAGGGGTCATGTCCGGCGGCAGCAAGTCCTCCAGCTTCGCCTGCCGGGAGGCGATGTCCTGCATGATGACGGCAAGCATTTTGTCCACCGCCCCTGGCTGCGCCTTCTGAATTGCCTGGCCGCTCATGCGCTCTCCTTCGCAATCTTGGTGATGAGGGATGCTGCCTTCGCATACGCCTCGACGCGCGGGTGCTCCCAGGGGTTGCCGGTGAACGAGGCGTCAGGCCCCGCCCGGTCTCGCACCGTGTAGACGAAGTCCTCAATGCCCTCAGCACTGAGTATCCGGCAGGCCTGGCGGATTGCCGCCAACTCAGACCGGGCCTCCTCGATGAGTCCGACATGGGCTCCGAGATTCTTCGCAATGGCCAGCGCCTCATGGATTTTATCCATGTTCATCTTCCCCTCTTCTTCGTGAGGCGGCGGGGGACGAACGGGCGCTCTCCCTCCACCACCGTGGTGTGCTGCTGCACCAGCGCCCGTATGCGCGTGGCGAAGGCCGGGTCCTCGTCATCCAGCGCCGCGAGGACGGACTTCCAGTCCGTGCGCATGCGGGCCTTGTTCTGCCTCCAATCCAGCCGGGAATACCCCATCTCCTCGGGCAGCCCTCGCACGCCAGGCGCACCGCCCAGCAGCAGCTTCGCTCGCGCCTCCCAGGTTGCCAGGCGCTCGGCCGCCGCCGACTCCTCCTGGTACGCGCGCAAGTACTCCTCCAGCACCGCACGCGCCTCAGGCTGGAGGGCGGCGAAGTCCAGGTACTCCTCCGTGTCGGGCCGGCGGAAGAACCGGGAGGCGCTCGGCAAGTCCGCCGCCGTTACCTCGGGTGGCTTGCCGGTGAGCACGTGGTCCCTCCAGAAGCGTTCGGCCGTCTCCACCAGCAGGCCCTCCACCTCCACGTCGCGAGCCACGCGGTAGAGACACGGCTCGCCCTCCAGCACGGCGAAGACATCTGCGCGCTCCATATCCAGCGCCGCGAGCTGCCACAGCGCCTGTGGGAGGTACCAGGGTGGCACCGCGTCCGTGCCCGGCTCGCCCCAGCCATGGGCGCGGCGGGGCATCTTGATTTCGAGGACGCGCACGCCGTCCCGGTGATGGGCCACCCCGTCTGGGGTGGCGATGATGAGCGGGTGGCGCCGACTCACCACAGTGCCCGGCTGCTCCACGCGGATGGCACCGGTGCGGTGCGCGTACCAGCGCCGGCCACCATCTTCCAGAAATCTCCCCCGCTCCGTGTCCGGGGTGTCCTCCTTCGGCTCGGCCTTTCCAAGCTTCTCCAGCCACACGTCGAAGGGCGTGGAGAAGGGCGAGCTGCCGAGCAGGGCGCAGATGTCCGTCCCGGTCACGCCACCGCGGCGGATGCGCAACTGCTCTTCGGTGAGGCTCATTTCCGCCTCCGCGCCACACGTGCCGCGGCAGCGCGGTTGCAGGCCCGACACGTTCGTTTGCCGCTCGACGCGACATATGTATTCGCGGCATCGTATGGATGGCCCTTCACGCAAAATGTCTTCCGAGGCCGGGCGACACGCGGATGTGGCTGCGGCGCAGGCAAATGCCTCCAGGTTCGCCCGTGGACGATGTGCGACACGTACATAGGGGATGTGCCGAAGTCCTTTGCGATAACGGCAATCGGTTCCCCTTCTGAGCGGCGGCTACGTATCGAGAGCACATCCGCCTCGGACAGCCGCGCCATTGCGCTCGTCTGGCCGTGCGCGTGTCGCCTCTTCTGGACCATGTCCTGTACATTATCTCGCGGCGTCCCTGTCGTGAGGTGGGCAGGATTGATGCACGCCGGCTGATCGCAGCGGTGCATTACCATGTGGCCGGCAGGGATGGGTCCGTGCGCCAGCATGTACATTAGTCGGTGGGTTCTATGCACGACGCCCCGCGAGCCGCCGACCCGCACGGAGCCGTACCCGTTGGAATACGTGGCGCCCAACCAAAGGAGGCACCCTGTGTTTGGCTCTGGAATGCTTCGGGCCTCCAACGCTTCTACCGTTGCCTCTTTCATGTTCCCTCGGATTGTAATCCGCCGCCTGACATGCGCGCCTCGAATGCCGAGAGCCGAGACTTTGCCTCGCTCCTCGGCGTGGCCCCTGTCGGCGCCGCCCTGTAGTCCCCCCAGCAGCACGGGGGCGGAATCCTCCCCGCGCAGTCGCACCAGTACACGGCGCCGTGCTGGCACCGCAGGCCGTCCACCACGAGGAGCAGCGGTGCGTGGTACCGCGAACCGCGGGGCTTCATGGTGGGGCAGCGCGGGCAGGGCTCCACTTTCACGCGCTCCTCGCTCATGCCGGGCTCTCCACCAACGACCCGTGCGGCACGCGCTCCAAGTCCTCCAGGGCCGCCACCAGCGCCTTGTGGGTGGGGTGCGTCTCCATGCCATTCTGCCAGCGGAGCCAGCGGTGGGGCGGGGCCTTCCCCCGGAACAACCAGCAGTTGCAGCAGAGTCCAACGTCTAGCGGACTCATGTCCTCCCAGTCACCGCACCGAATGCAGCGCAGGCGGAGCGTCATGGGTACACCCCGGCCCGGCGCAAGGCCGCGCACGAGTCGCACTGACACCCCTCCTGGTGGTCCTGCACCACCTTCAGGAGCTGCCGGGCAATCTCCGGAGCACCGGCGACAAATATCGCCAGCATGGCGAACTCGTCGTCCGGCAAATTCGATATTTGCAGGACAACCCGGCCACGCTCATCCACCACACACCCCTCGAGGATGTCGGCAGTCCACGTCGCTTCCAGCACCTTCATTTCCATTTCAATCCCCCTGCGAACACGCCACGAGACACACGTAACACGCGGGGCAAAGTGCTGCAAGTTGCCCCACATTGCTGCACTCAGTATGTTGCTGCCTGGAGGTGGCACATGACGAAGCAGGCGGTGGAACAGGTGCGGCTGAGGCCGGAAACGAGAGCCCGGGTGGCGCAGGAGCTGGCGGAGTACCAAGAGAAAGCGCGCTTGACTCTATCGGCATCCCAGGTGGTGGACATGCTGGTGAACGAGGCGCTGGACGCCAGGCAGGCAACGTCGGCGATGACAAGGAGGGGGAAGCGGTGAGCCACAACAACGAGATGAGGGTGGCGCTCGAGGAGCGCGCGGCCCTGAGGCAGCTCGAGGAAGAGGAGAAGGCGAGGCGAGTGCGCCGCGCTGTGGCGGACGTGCTGGATGGCACGGTGACGCTCACGGAGGCGCTGCGCAACCGGAACGTGCCGGAGCCCGTCCTGCGGGCCGCCCTTGTCGAGGCGGGCTGGCAATCCCGGGTGAAGAATCCGCCAAGTCTTAGGCGGCGCACCTTCGGCAGCGGCGGGAGGAAGGCATGATGGAACTCGACAGCGGGCAAGTGGGCTGTGACTTCTGCGCGACCACTACTTCGATGTATGGCCGTGTCATCTACTCGTGCGACGACTGCGGTGCGGACTGTTGCTCTTCGTGCTCGGACAACGCGCCCGACGACAGCTATCGCATCCTGTGCGACCCGGGTCCGGAGAGCGGCCAACGCGGTTGCGCACCGGAGGAACTGTAATGGCCCACCACCATATCTGGAGCCATGCGGACAGGGAGGGCGTGCAGCACTGCGTTCGCAACGGGTGCTCTGTACGGGTCCGGTGGTCAAATTCTGAGTGGCAGCGGCGGGAAGGAGGCCCTTGGGCGAGCATTCTCGCAGAGGACCTTCCCCGGTGTTCAAGCTCTCTTCAGACGGAAGAAGAGGCCCTGGCGGCCAATGGCGGGCGTCCCCTTCCCTGGCACGACACGGCGACGTGCGAGCTGCCAGGCTGCGGCGGGCCCATGGTACCCGCCAGCAGCATGCCCAACGGCCACGGTGGCCCAGCAGGGACACGCATCGCTTGTGCCACTTGCGGACACGGCCGCATCGGCAGCGCCGAGGACGTGGCGAAGACGCACCGAGCGGCACGGGCCTGGGAGCTCTACGAGGACGGGCTGATTCACCAGGACCGGGGGTGCCAGCGCTGCAACGGCCCCCTCTTCGTGGACCGGGAGCGGCCGTGTGCCCCGTGTGTTGCGCGCGACAACGCCGAGCGTCAGGTGAGTCTCTTCCCAGTGGTGGAGTGATGGCCGCCGACGAGCGCGTCCGCCTGCTGGCTCACCGGCTTCGCGAGGCGCGGGGGAGGGCGAAGCTGTCCCAGCGCCTGGTTGCCGAGGTGCTGGGCCTCTCCAGGCCCTCCGTCACCAACATGGAGCGTGGGGCCAGGGCCGTGGGGGCCCTGGAGCTCGCCTCCCTCGCGCGCCTGTACTCCGTCCCGGTGGAGGAGTTGCTGCGGGGTCTGTAGTGACCCGCTTGACTGGCGCGGTGACGAGCGTACATCTTGCGCATCACCCGCTGGCGAACACGCGACCACCGGCGGTACAAGCTTCCCAGACTCCGCAGGACATCGAAAGGAGTCCGCCGCCCTTCCCTGAGTCGCGTCAGGGCGGGGCGGTGTTCTTTCATGCCCCACTACAGGCAGACCCGCGCAGCTCCGCATCCCTCCAATCTCGCGCGGACGCACACCCTCGTCGCCAACACCGGCTGTCCGAGATGCGGGGGTGCGCTGGACCGCATGGCCCTCGATCCCGGCGACCTTCTCTATTGTCCACATTGCCGCGGCGGACTGGCGGCGTGTGGGCGAGTGGAGGACGGTGGCGCTGACAGGTCGGTCAACATCGTCACGATTTCATGGCTTCAGCCCGCCCGCTTCGGTGCGGCACCCGGATCCGCCTGCGAGTGCGGCGGGTGTGAAGAGGCTCGCGGGCATGGGGAGGGGTGACATGACCAAGCCCAAGACGTCCTCCGTCATCCTCCGCTGGAAGCGCCAGCCCAACGAACGGGGCCTCGCCCGCGTCTCCCAAGGCCTGCGCGGATGGGATCTCTTCATGGGAGCCGAGAGACTTGCCCACGTCAGGCCGCTCTTCTACGGGCTCTCGCGCAACCTCGTCGGCTGGTACTACGTGGCCCCGGAGCGGCCCGGCATCGAGTACCGCAACTCGTGCGGCGAGGTCGGGGCGCCGCCCGCCCAGGCCCGGGCCGCGTGTGCTGCGTACGTGGTGGCCTGCCTGAGCGCCACGCGCCCAGGCACCACTTACAAGGTGCACGCGACGGTCCCCGGCGTCACCCGCGAACTGGGGGAGGGGTGACATGGCTCTCGGTGACAACATGGGCGGCCCCGTCTTCATCTGCGGCAGGTTCCCGCGCGAGCGCCGGACGAAGTGCAGCGTGTGCCGCTCCGCCTGGAGCACCCTTCTGTGCGACGGCGAGGTTTCCCCCGGGAAGACGTGCGACGCCAAGCTGTGCGAGGCGTGCACCACCCGTCCGGCCCCGAACGTCGTGATGCTGCCCGACCACCGCGGCGGGTGGATGAACGACATGCGCATCCTCCACCACGACAGGCGGCTTGCTCTCCGCGCTCAGCGGCCCGCAACGCGCATGCGGGATGACGTGGCGCCGGACCCGAACCGGCCCACGCGCGTGCAGGTACCGCCCGACACCCTCGACTTCTGTCCGCGGTGCGCCCGACAGCCCACGAAGCCCCGCCAGGGGGTGTTGCTGTAACGCCCCTCGCTCCAGGGCTTGCCTTCCTGATGGGCGGGCGTACTCTTGGGCCGCTGGTGCGTAGCGGCCCGGCATGATGTTCAAACCTTCTGAAGCCCCGCCAGTCGGCCAACGTGCGCCCGCTACCGCACGCCAACCACTGCGCGGGGCTTCGCCTTTCATGGGGTAGCGGCCATGGGCAAGAAACGACAAGCACTTTCGGTACGGACACGCTTCGAGATCTTCAAGCGGGACGGCTTCCGCTGCATCTACTGCGGCGCCACCCCGTTGAACTCGACGCTCCAGGTTGACCATGTGGTGGCCGTCGCGAATGGGGGCGGCAACGACCCCGCCAACCTCGTGACGTCCTGCGGTGCGTGCAACAGCGGCAAGAGCGCCGTCCCGCTGGAGACCCGCCGGTACACGGCTGGTCCAGAGGACCGCGAGCACCTGGAGCAGATGCAGGCGTTCCTGGCCTACCAGCGCGAGATGGCCGAGGTACGCAAGCGCGCGACCGATGAACTCGCGGCCTACTGGGAGGACCGGGTTGGCCCCATGTCCCAGGACATGCACCGACGGCTGGAGGGAATCATGAGGGAGTGGCCGCATGACCGCCTCATAGAGGCCATCAACATCACCGCCTGGAAGCTCGGGTGTCCCGGCGAGGAGTTCGATACCTACACATCCACGCAACAGGCCCGGTACTTTCACGGCATCCTGCGGAAGTGGCGAGCGGAGGTTGCGTGATGAATTGGGCCGATGAGCGCTACATCCGGGTCTACACGCGCGACACCGCCGACTGGTTGGCGCTGGGCTGGGAGGCGCAGGCGCTATTCCTGCTCTTGCAGCGCAAGGCAGATCGCGCGGGCATCGTTCAGTGCGGCAGGTCCGGCGTGCGTGGTCTGGCGGCCCTGGTGGGCATGCCCCCCGACGTCGCTACTCGCGCCCTGGCGGTCCTCCTGGAGGATGGGTGCCTACAGGCGACCACCGGAGGATTCGTGTTCCCGGAGTTCCTGGAGGCCCAGGAAGCAACGTCGTCTGACGCGGCGCGCCAGCGCAAGCACCGGGAGAAGGCGCGGGCCACTGCACTGGCGAACGCGTCACGCCACGTGACATCCGTGCGTGACATCGTGACGTCATCCGTGACATCGGTCACAACGCGCGGGCATGTCGTGACCGAACCCGTGACATCGGTCACCCCTAGCCGTGCCGTACCTAGCCGTGCCGTACCTAGCCGTGCCGAACCTGTTTCTGCTTCGCAGGCGCTGACCGCGCCGCCGCCGGGTGAGGAACTTCCCGACATGAAGGCCGAAGCCGAGGAGGTTCGGCCGGAACTGGAGCTGGTTGCCCAGGAAGCCGAGCCGCCCGGGCGTGTGCGGAAGCAGCGCACACCAAGCAAGGCGGAAGTCCTCTACGCGAAGTTCGAGGAGGGCCGGGCGGTGCTGTGCAGGGAAGCGGGGGTGACGTTCATCCCCTCCCGGTGGCCCTTCGCCCGAGTCAACAAGCTGCTCAAACCCCTGGCTGCCGAGGTGGAGGCGAGCGAGGAGGCCAAGGCGCTGCTGCGGGATGCCTTCGACGCCTACGGGGAGGACCCCGATGGCCGGACGCGAGAGCCACCCTTCTCGCTGGAGTGGTTCCTCCGGTGCCGTAGCAAGTACGAGGGCCGCGCACTGAAAGCCGCCGAGGAGGTGTCGTGAGCGCCGCGGACAACGTGCGGGACGAGGCTATCGAGCGCACCATCCTGGCCTGCCTGCTGGCTGGGGCACGGGTGGACGACGTGGCCGCACCCCCGGAGGCTTTCAGCGTGCCGGCCTACCGGCAGGTGTACGAGGCCTGCCTCTCGGCCCTTCGGCGGCTCACCGCGGTCGACCCGGCCACCGTGCGCGCGGAGCTTGAGTTGGCCAAGGCCCCCCAGGACGTGCAGGAGCTCGTGGACGTGCTTGCCCTCGCGGAGCACCGGCCAGCCAACCTGGCGGTGTACGTGGACGGGCTGCTCGACTTCCACGCCCGCAGGGTGGCCATCCGCCGCATGGAGGCTAGCATCCGCGAGCTTCAGAACCCGAAGGCCCGGGTGGAAGTGGTGGCCGAGTCCACCGCGTCGGTGCTCGCTGGGCTCGGCAGCGGACGGGAGGAGGCCAAGGGCGGCGAGGATGTGCGCGCCATCCTGGCCGACTACAACGAGCTCCGTGTGGCCGCCGAGGAGAAGCGCGAGGCAAGAGCTGCCTTCCTGCCCACCCCGTTCGCGGGGCACGGCGGGGGCGCCAACCCCTTCCGCGGCTTCCCTGCGAAGAAGGGCGTGTCCTGCCTGGGCGTCATTGCCGCCCGCTCGGGCATGGGGAAAACGGCCATGCTGGCGACGCTGCTGCATCTCTGGCTCTGCCGCATGAAGAAGCGCGGGGGGCTGGTCGGGCTGGAGGATGGGACCCGGTGGCTATCCGAGAGGTGGGTGGCTCGGGACTTCGGCATGTCCTGGGGCGACGTTGGGACGGTGGTTCCAGAGCGACGTTCCGTCTCGGTCGCGGATTGCCCGTGGTTCCCTGAGGAGTACGCGGAAGCCGCGGGGCCGAGGGACTCGTACTTCACGCCGCGGGTGACGTTCTTCCGAGCGCTGGAGGCGTATGAGCGGATTCTCGATGAGCGGATGTTTCGCCACGCCGCGGGCGGCATCTCCGCGCCGCAACTTCTGGCGAAGTGTCGGCGGTGGATTGACGACGGCGCACAGTTCATCGTCGTGGACCACGGCCTCCAGGTTGACTACGCGCCGGGACGCGACGAGCGGCTGGACTTCGCCATCGGGCGAAACATCAAGCGCCTGATGGAGCTCACGGTGGCGACAGGCGTGCCGATCATCCTGGCGTGGCACCTCAACCGCACCAACGGCGATGACTCGGCCCCAGCCATGGGAGACCTGAAAGAGTCCGGCTACCTGGACGCGAACGCGGCGACGATTCTGGCGCTCTGGCGCTCCGGAAGGCGGACGGATGGGGTGCCGAGGACGTTCTCGAACATAATCAAGTCCCGTCGCTCGGGAGGGATTGGCCGGGTGGTGGAAATGGCATGGGCAGGTGAGAGCGGGATGATGGACCCGGAGGAGTGCCGGGAGGTGGACCTCGCCAAGGAGCACGCGGAGAAAGCGGCGGCACAGAAGGCAGCAGGAAAGAAAGGGGCGCTCGGGCTATGACGACGCTGGACGAGACGAGGCGGCGCGTGTGGTCCGTAGCCCGCCAACTGGCCTCTCGCGAGGTGCGGCGCGCGGCCCTGGCCCAATTGCGGCCGGGAGACGTGGTGCAGGCGACGGACCCAGAGACGAACCTGGCCCTCGGCTGTCGGCGGCTGACCGCGCTGGACCACGTGCGCGCCACCGTGGGCGTGTCCGCGGCGGAGTGGCCCCTGCGCTACATCGCGGAACTGCCCGGCCTGCCGGACTGGCTCGCGGACGACGAGGGGGCACAACTCGCACCGGGCGGGCTCGAGCACGTCAGCGGGGGCTGGGTGCTCGTGCGGCCATGGCTCTCCCCGGCGGAGACGGAGCGGCTGCTACGCGAGGCCGCCCGGATTCCGGAACGCCCGGCCTCCACGTGGGAACTCTACGAGCAGCACATGGCCGACGTGTACCAGGCAGTGCTGGTTGGGGCGGACATTCCGGAGGTACCATGGCGCGAGGACTGAGATGCGAGGACATGGCCCGGCTACTGGCCTGGCTGAAGGCAAGGGCCGAGCGGACGGCCGACGAGCTGCGCCGCGCGGGCTGGACCGAGGACTCCCAGGGGCTGTGGAGCCTCGGCACCCACCGCGGGCTGCACCTGCTCGACGCGGCCAGCGTGGCCAGGGAGGGCCCATGAAGCCCCCCAGCGAAGGCGGCGTGGCCCTCGGCTACCTCTGTCCCTGCGGTAAGGGCGCCACCACCCGGTGCGCCTGGTGCTACCGCGCCCTCTGCGGCTGGCACTCGGCCCTGGGGCCCTTCGAAGCGGCCGACGGGGTGAAGCTCAGGCCGGTGTGCCACCCCCGCTGCAACTCACCCTGGTGGCAGAAGGCAGCCAGGGCGGACAATGGCAATGCCGATTAAACGAGCGGAAACGGCCCGCCATTGCGAGATGATTTCAAGGGGCGTGGTTGTGGCAGGCAGTCGGAAATCTGCGCGCCACGCCCGGTTTCTGGCGATTCTATGACGGTGTCGGAAATGACCCATGTCGAGACGAAAGCGGGCAGAGGTGCCCGGGAGGACGCATGAGCGAGGACGAGAAGAGGCTGAGGGAGTGGTTCGAGGCGCAGGCGTCGCGGGGGCTGCTGGTGGAGGAACCGCTGCGGCTGCTGGAGCGGCTGATGGAGGCGGCGGCGCTGTGGCGCCAGCACGCGGAGCAGTTAGAAACCCTGGTGCGCGAGCGGGTGGCGGCGTCCATGGAGGCACAGGAGAGGGCGGAGCTGGAGGCACTCCGCGCGTCCGTCAACTCCGAGCCCTCCGGGGCGGAACGAATTCATGCGGCCCTCGTAGCCGCTGGTATTCCCGAGGAGGACGAGGTGTCTGGCGTGCTCGGACTGGAGGAGCATGTGGGGCGCGCCCTTGAGCGCCTGCACGCGCTCGAGGATGTGGTGGCCCGCTTCAGGGAACTCGAGTGGGCGCGGGGCGACTGGCAGGGCTTCTGCCCATTCCGCGGCAACAAGGACGTGGTGTGCCTGGGGACTGACGGACGCGTTGCGCCAGTGGGCAAGCCCTCCCCCAGGCCTCACAATGAGCTCTGCCCGTACCACGCCCTACACGCGCTGGAGGCGCAGGGTGGTGGCTCCGCGTCTGAGCGGAAGGCCCTCGAGCGTCGTGTGGGTGAACTCGAGCGCAGCGTGGCCGCACCCCTGGCGGGGATTGCGGAGGAGCGACTCCAGGCGCTGCGGGACGCCTGCCGCAAGCAGCACCCGCCCGGGGCCGGGGGCTCAGCAATCTGCGCCTGTGGGGCTGGGGGAGGCGGCACGCTGGCCTGCTCGGCGCTGGGCGCCATCTCACGAGCTCGGCTCCATGCGCTGGACATCCTCGAGCCCGCGGTGAAGCCATGACTTCCTGCGCAACCGGGTGCGGCAACGAGTCCCCAGCGGAGCGCTCGCCCCTGTGCGAGGCATGCGAGGTCCTCTGGCGTGAGAGCGGCGAGTGCCACCGGGCACACCGCATTCAACGCGAAGCCCCTCCCCTCAACGTGGGGCACAGGGTGGCGCTGGCCGTCATGGACTTCTGCGGCCGGGTGCGTGCCGAGCGCCAGGCGAGGCGGCCATGAGAGTCGCCGCTCTCTTCGTGGACCCGCGGGGCTGCTACGCAAACTTGCCGGATGTGGATGTGTGGGGACTCGAGCGAGACGCACGCCTCTACGACGGGCCCCACCCCGTCGTAGCTCATCCGCCATGCCAGCGCTGGGGCCGCTGCTGGGGCGGCTCCCCGCGCAAGCCCAACCAGTACCGCAAGGGTGCGGACGCCGGGTGCTTCGCCGCAGCACTCACTGCGGTACGCAACTTCGGCGGCGTGCTCGAGCATCCGAAGGACTCGCTTGCATGGGCGTGGTTCGGTCTTGCCACGCCCCCTCGCACTGGAGGATGGGTGAAGGCAGACGCTTTCGGCGGATGGACGTGCTGCGTATACCAGGGGAACTACGATGCGCTGCTGTCAATTGCGATCGGCGTCACGGCCGAATCGAAAGCGGGAACCGCATGAGCGTGCGCAGGCGAGCAGCGAAGCGTGACGCCTCCGAGGCAGCCATTGTCGCAGCCCTGCGCCTGGCTGGCGCCATCGTCTGGTCCATCTCCGAGAAGGGACTGCCGGACCTGGTTGTTGGCTACCGCGGGGCCACCTTTCTGTTGGAGGTGAAGTCCCCGGGCAAGGGCCTCACCGAAGCCCAGGAGGACGTCCACGCCATCTGGCGCGGAGGACCCATCCACGTGGTGGAGACGCCGCAGGATGCGCTACGGGCCGTTGGCGCGCGGCTTTCGTCGGCATTCCGCCCATCGACGGACGAAGACCTCGCGGAGCTACTGCCGGCGCCGAAGAAGAAGCGCTGACAACCACCGCGTCTACGCCAGTCGCAGCACGAGGAGCGCGCTGCCGCCGAGCACCAGAAGCACCCATGCGACCAGCGCAACCCTCTCCTCCCTTTCGAGCTTCCGCACTCCCATGCCCGCGACTCTGCTGGCGTGGGGCCGCGCACGCAAGCTCACCCCCCACCCTTGCGCAGATAGCCGCTTGACGCCCGCTGCGACATGGTGCACAACACAGGCATCAACAAACAAAACACCTGCCATGCCGGTTGGTCCCGGCCATTACAGGAGGAAGAACCCCATGTCTTGGAAGACGCTCTCCCGCGAGCAGCTGGACGCTACCCTCGTCGAACACCTGAAGTGGATTGAGAATAACGACACCGGCGTCCGTGCCGACTTGCGCGACGTGGATATCGACGGGGCCCGCCTCGACGGGGCCCGCCTCGACGGGGCCCGCCTCGACGGGGCCAGCCTCGACGGGGCCAGCCTCGTCGGGGCCCGCCTCGACGGGGCCAGCCTCGTCGGGGCCCGCCTCGACAGGGCCCGCCTCGACGGGGCCAGCCTCGTCAGGGCCCGCCTCGACGGGGCCAGCCTCGTCAGGGCCCGCCTCGACGGGGCCCGCCTCGACGGGGCCAGCCTCGTCGGGGCCAGCCTCGTCGGGGCCAGCCTCGACAGGGCCCGCCTCGTCGGGACCAGCCTCGTCAGGGCCCGCCTCGACGGGGCCAGCCTCGACGGGGCCAGCCTCGACGGGGCCAGCCTCGACTGGGCCAGCCTCGACTGGGCCAGCCTCGTCGGGGCCCGCCTCGTCGGGGCCAGCCTCGACTGGGCCCGCCTCGTCGGGGCCAGCCTCGACAGGGCCAGCCTCGTCGGGACCAGCCTCGTCAGGGCCCGCCTCGACGGGGCCCGCCTCGACGGGGCCAGCCTCGACGGGGCCAGCCTCGTCAGGGCCCGCCTCGACGGGGCCCGCCTCGACGGGGCCAGCCTCGACGGGGCCAGCCTCGACTGGGCCAGCCTCGACTGGGCCAGCCTCGACGGGGCCAGCCTCGACGGGGCCAGCCTCGTCGGGGCCCGCCTCGACGGGGCCCGCCTCGTCGGGGCCGATCTGGCACGCATTCGGAAAGACCTGTATCGGGTGCTGGAGTTGGCGCCCGACGAGGCGCCCGCCGTCATTGCCGCCATCAGGAGTGGCGAGGTGGACGGTTCGATGTACGAGGGAGAGTGCGCGTGCCTGGTGGGGACAATTGCCCGCGCTCGGGGGTGCTCGTACCGCGAGCTGGGCGCGCTCAAGCCCGACGCCGAGCGTCCCGCAGAGCGATGGTTCCTCGCACTGCGTCCCGGAGACACCCCGGAAACGTCCGCGGTGGCCAGGATTACCGCCACCTGGGTTGAAGCCTGGCTCTCTTCGCGCACCCCTGCGAAGCCCTCCACTCCGTAGGGAGGACCACGCCGAGCGTATCTTGTCCTTGCGGTCCGAGTGAAGGCGGACCGCCGATTCCCACACCGCACGTGGCCGCCGACATTTGGCAGCCTGCCGGACTGCCGCTCGGCCCTTCACCCGGGCGGCGTCCGGAGTTTGGATAACCCGTGAACGACGACACCAGTTACGTCTCCAGCGCCCATTCCTACATGAAGAAGGTCGGCAAGGCGCTGCCCAAGCCAGGATTCGAGTCGGCCTTCCAGCGCGCGAAGGAGAATTATGCCCACGCGGTCTTGGCCCACAAGTTCCGTGTGTCGTACGAGGCGTTGATTGCCATTGCGGGGGCCGACGCCGTCCCGACGCACCTCCGCCTCCCGTTCGGCAGGACCGTTGTCGAATACCCGCTTCTCAACGAGAAGCGCTTTATCCTGGCCACCGAGGTGTCGGCCGATATGGCGAGAGAACGCGGCCTGATGGATGGGTACCCCGGCCTTCTCATCGACGCGTTCCACTGGGACAGCAGCATGGGTTGGAGCCCGTCTCCCGTGACGGTGGCACTGTGGAGGGCAGGCGAGGAGGATGACTTGTTCGCTCGATATTCTGGGTGGGTGGACGACTTGGCGCCCAGCACGGTCGAGCGCGTGAACGAGAGAGCCCAGCAGGACGTTTTGGCGCTCATCACCACGCTGGCAATGCTGGAGTGCGCAAACGTCTCGACGCGAGTGGTGGAGCCCCCTCCCGCCGCGAACAAGCTGCGCGCCATGAACTGCAAGCCACCGCACTCCTCGTACCACGTCCTGGTTCTCCCCAGTTCCAGTAGCGAGGGGACTGCTGGACTCGGTGGCACCCACGCCCCGCCTCGACTCCACATGCGGCGTGGGCACATCAGACGCCTTCCAGCGGGCCGTTCCACATGGGTGAGGCCGCACATGGTCGGGCGGCCGGAACTAGGCGTCGTGAGCAAGGACTACCGCATCGGCCCGGACGACGGCCGGTGAGTCGCATAGCACCCATCGGCCACATGGCGGATGGAGCCAGGGGCCCGGCTGTGCGAAACACGGGCCCTCACTTCGTTTCAAGGAGGCAGCATGCGTGCAGTGATGATTGCAGTCCTGTTGCTGGCTGCGGTTGGTTGTGGCCCCGAGGAGGGCAGGCCGCCCCCACCCATTCCGGACGCGGGCACCGGTACCGGCGGTGGTGGCCTTCCGGTGTCGTTCGCCGCTGGTCGGTGGACGGGAAATGCACAACTCGCGGTCTCTGTCTCGGGGACAGAAACGATCGCCTCGGTGGTGAGCATCCCAGTGGCCTCGGAGTTCCTCGTTCATGTGGATGCCGTCTGTCCGGGTGGCGGAGGTTCGTTCGCCGTGTCACCGAGGGACGACCGCAGCAGGGCGGTGTGGCGAGGCCCGATCGTATGCCCCCACCCCACGGCCACGTGCCCGGAAGAGGAGCTGTGGCTCACCGAAACCTCCGTTTTCATGCAGGACATCGACACCTTGCGCGTTGATGCCGAGGGCGCGCTCGTCGGCTGCGGCGCGTCGCGCGGGCTGAGCTTCGTCTTCACCGGCCAGAAGTAGGCGGGGGTTGCCCGCTCGGGAGAAACGCCTCTCGGGCGGGCCGCTTCCTCGACAACATCCACGTCCCGACGGGGGTGACGCCCAGCGTCGGCGAAACGGAGTAGGCTCTGCACATGCGAACACACCCACTGCTTCTCCTGCTGCTCTCCGCCACCGTCCACGCCCAGGCCGTCGCTCCGGCCCCTGCTCGTCCGCCGCCGGTGATGACACCGGGCTACTTCCCCGGCAGCACCGGCAACCCCGTCCACACGCCCGCTGGCGCCGGTGCCTCCCACGGCTCCGCGCCTGGTGCGAGCAAGGTGGAGGAGGTGCCCCGCTCGCCCAACAAGCGCGTGCTGCCCGCCTCCAACGAGCCGGGGCTGTGGGCGGCGGACGAGGCGCCGAGGGCCGGAACCGTCTCGAAGCCGAGCATCGGTGGCATCGAGATCCCGTATCCGGAAGATGCGCAGGAACGACGAGATCTGGATCCCACGGCATTCTGTGGCGAGAGCATGACGAAGGCTCTGGCCCAAGCAAGGCAGCACGTCCGGTTCTTCAATCAGCCCCCGGAGTCCCAGAAGTGCCTGGCCGCGAAGCTGTATGAGGCATGCGCCGCCCGCCTCTTGGATGTGGCGCGCGCTCTTCATGCCAGCGTAGGTGGCGCAGAGGACAAGATCAGGCGGGCCCAGTCAGTCGCCTGGAGAGCCAGGGCGTTCGCAACAGCGTCGTGCGCGGGCATCAGTCTCGACACCTCGCAGCAGGACATCGTGGATGCTACCGTAAAGGCATGGAAATCGACGACCGGCAGGCCGCCTCCGTAGCCCGTATTGACCCCGGCGAGTTGTCCGTTGAGGCCCGAAGGTTCTGGGCGGAGTATTCCCAGGACCGCCGCACCCTCGACGCACTCTGCGCCCGGGTGAAAGCCGGTGACACCGAGGGGCTGAGCGCCGAAGCGGTGGAAGTCCTGCGCACCTTCATGGCTTCGGACACCGACTCCTGACTACGGCTCCATGCTGGTGGGCAGGCGCTCCGCCCTCTTCACCGGGAGGTAGCACTCGCCCGCGTGCTCGAAGTAGGAGGGCCCACACCCAATGCCGGGCTCGGGCGGTGTTTTCAGGGCCACCCAGCACCCACCGGCGAGCTCCACCTCTCCCTTCCCCTTGCACGGGGGCGTCTTCTGCCCCTTGAAGGGCTTGGACGGCATGGGCCGGGCGATGACTCCGGCGTCCACCTCCCCGTCCGTGGCCCACACCTCCGGCGGGGACTCTTCGACGAGGGCCTCGTCAACCACCTGCCGCGCCGCATGGCCGCAGCTCACCGGCAGTACCCCGGCGGGCACCATGAGGGCGAGCACCAGGGTCAGGGTGGCGCGCACCCGGTGGCGCCGCTGCCAGTCCTCGTGGAAGGCCTCCCGCCGGGCCGCCCTCATGAAGCGCTCAACGTGGGCCCGCTCAACCTCTTCCGGTGTCATTCCTCACCCCACCGCCTGGGCAGCAGTGCCCAGCGCAGTCCAACCATTTCATGCCCCCGGCGTCGTCGTCATCGGCCAGTTGACGTATGGCCCTGCTGGGCCAGACCGTGTAGACAGCCTTCATTGTCGCACGTCGCGACAAAGCGGAGTCAAACATGTTGAAGCACATTGTTGCAGTGGTGGCGTTCATGCTGTTCGGGTGCGGTGCTCCCGTGGAGCCCGGAACCGTTGACCCGACGAACCCGTTGCTTTATCGCGCACCCCCCGCGTGCCTTCAGGAGAGCCTTGAAGGCAAGTCGAAGCAGGAAATCATGAGCTGTGGCGGCGAGCCCTGTCGAGTGGAGGAGTCCACCCCATCGCAGGGCTGGACGACGTGGGTGTACTGCTCAACGGAATCGTGTTCCAGCGACTGTTGGTGGAGCACCCGCGTCGTCTTTGAGGGAGATGTGGTCAGCTATACTCGCCGACGCTCGCCGTAGGACGGGCTCTACTGTACGCCGTACACTACAAACCCAAGAATTCGAGCGCTCTGGGTCTGTAGGTTGTACGCCGTTGTTGCGCTTGTCGTTGCGTAAATGAGCCGAAGTTGCACTGTGCTTCCATAAACAGTGCCATACACGCTCCCTGGGTCAAGCTCCTGGAATGTCCCGACAACGATGCAGGGGCCCGTCATAGCGGCAGCGAGAGTCACCGTTGCCGTGATGCCGGAGACCGAGACGCTGGTGATGTTGTACCCCCCAGAAACCGTGGCCGTGGTCTGGCCTCCACCGGTCGTAGTTATCAGCCCCCATGCCTTTGGGATGTTGGTCGGGGTAATGGTGTTGCTGAAGCCCACGTTGCTGTTGGGGTTCGCGGCACCGAAACCGATGTAGCCGTTCACCACCCCCATGGCGTTGGCCGGCGTGGTTGCCGTTGCCGCCGTGCCCGCTATGGCGCGTACTCCCTCGTTGCCAGCGCTTCCGGTGAACTGGCCGCCGCGCCCCCCGGTGCCTCCAATGCCAACAACCCCATGGCCGTTACTGTTGCCACCCGTCGCTTGAACGCCCGGGCTTGCTCCCGTGCCAATCGCCAACAAGCCCGGGCCGCTGGGCGCCCCGCCCGTTGCTTCCACTCCAGCCCCACTGTTGGTGCCACCAGTGGCGTTGATGCCGGGAGCATTGCCCGTGCCCAGCGTTGTGATGCCACGTCCGTTGGTGGGCCCCCCGTTCGCGGTTATGCCCGAGCCGGTGGAGACGCCGTTGAAGGTGCTGCCTCCGTTGGCGGTAAGGGCGCCCGTGAGGGTTGTCGTCGCGGTGACGGCGAGGCTCCCTCCGAGCGAAGCATTCCCCGTCAGTCCGAAGGTGCCGCCTACGCTCACGTTCCCAGTGAAGCTTGGGTTGCCCGCGACGCCCCCGGAGAAGGTCTGCGCCGAGGCCCAGGTGTTCACGAGGTCCAGGCGCCCGTACTTCGCATTCAGGCGGGCCAGCAACTGGCCGTTGTTCGCCTTGTCGAGGGTGCCCCCGAGGCCCTCCACCGTGCCCGCCAGCTCCTCCTGAATGGCGTTGAGGTGGGTGGCGTCGATGATGGTGGCTTCCCGGGGAATGGTAGGGTCCCCGTTGTCGTACTTGTTGGCGAC